CCCGCCGCCGTCTTGGTGATCTGGGGAGAGATGCTGATCGTCATGGCCGGTTATCCTTCATCAGGTTGATGGCTTTGACGTAGCGCCGGTTGGGGGTGCCACGGTTCAGCCAGACGCTCGGGCTGCCCATGAAGCGGGTCTCAAGATGACCCGTGGGCGTGCGGGTTTGAACAGCCCGCAGCGTGCCCACCGGGACGCTGGCGGGATCGCGCGCGGCCAGTCGAGCAGTGTCGTAAATCTGCTTCTCGACCACGCCCAATGCGGCCTCATCGACGGCCACCACTTCAAGCGGCACGTCCTTCCAGTTGGCGCTGTACTTCTTGTACGGCTCCAACATGCGCAGCCGGTAGGCAGCGCGCGCCTCACCGGCGAGCGGCCGAGGGGCCGACGCACCGAACATCAGCGCCACCGAATCGCAGCGCGCCTGATCCTCGGCCATGGCAGCCGCGTCCTCGTCGCCGCGATCCTTGGGCAGGCGAGACCGGACCTCGGCGAGTTCGCGCCGCAGGGCGTTCAGGTCGGTGGTCTTGACGCGCACCGTGCCATCGGCGCGCGACTTGCCCTTGCCCCATGCGACCTTCTTCCCACCGGCGTCGTCGGCGACTTCCTTCTCCTCCTCTTCCTTCTCCTCCTTGTCGTCGCCTTCATCGTCGTCGTCGTCCTTCTTGATGTTCTTCAGGAACTCCGGCGGCATCTTCTTGTCCTCGCCCTCGTCGTCATCATCGTCATCGAGCTTGGGCGGTGGCATCGGTGGCACTGGCGCAGCCTTCGCCTTCGGCGGGACGGCTTGATCGTCGTCCTTCCGCTTCTTGTCGGCCGCGACAGGAGACGGCTCGCCTTCAGCACCGGGCGTCGGCAGCGGCGGCTTCGGCTTGTCCTCGCCGCCCCCTTCATCGTCATCATCGGCGCGCGCCTTCTTCTTGGCCTGCTTGGCCTCGATGGAGTCGACGCGCGTGAAGATGGAATCGATCTTGCTGTTGAGCGCTTCGAGGCCCTTCAGCAATCTTCCCATGCCGCCCTTGTCTGCATCATCGGCGGCGACTTTTGGCTTCGCATTATCAGGCATGATTAGGCCTCCTAAGTCTATGCCCTCGGGTTTCCCGCCTTTGTCCCAGACGCCGACCTTGCAGATGGCGAGGTGATCCACCAAAGTCGGCTTTCCTTCGCGCAGGGATGTCAGTCCGTTCTCAAGTTCCTGCTCGGAGTTCACGTCTGGGTCTCTCCACACCACCGCCGGTGACGTGGACAACTGCTCGTTCAGCATGATGTTGACGGCATCGGCATCGTAAATCTTCGCGATGCCCCAGACTTCGTCGCCCTTGATATAGGGCAGCATGATCGTACCAACCGTGCGGTCCTTGAACTCTTCGGTGTTCAGCACCGAGGTCTCGGGATGTTCGAGGATTACCGGCAGGCCGGCGCAGCGCGCGAGAAAGTCCTCGTTCAGGTAGAGCGCCGGATCACGGATGACGTACTCGTCCCACTTGTGCCGGAACGCCTGCCCGGTGCCGGTGATGCGCAGCGCGAACAGCCACAGATTCTCGTACTGCTGCGGGCCGTGAAGCTCGCCGTCGCGCATCTGCCGCGCCACCCAAAGCTCGTCACTCTCCAGCTTGTCGAGGCAGACCTCGCAGCCGGGATGGAGCGGGCGCGGTGCCCGGTGCGGCTCGGCCCACAGGTACTGGGTGTGCTCGGCGTTGAGGTAGGGCTCGAACTCGACCACGTTGCGCACGATGAACGTCGTGAAGTCCACGTCGTCCTTCACCCGCCGCGTCCAGAACGTCAGATGCTCAGGCTCCGCCCGGACTCCTGCCTCCTCGTCCAGTTCTCTGATCGCCGCTTCCTTTGGCGTTTCGTTGCCTTCGATGCCGCCGCCCGGAAAGCACCATTTGCCAGCCTGATCGCCCGACTTCGACCGCTTCAGAAACAGCACCTTGCCGCCAGCGCTCACGATCATGACGCCGGCTGCGCGAATCATTTGTCATCCAGCGTGTCGAGCCGCTTCGTCAGCTTGTCGGTCTTGTCGCCGATCTTGCCCATCATCTTGCCAGCCTGATGCAGCGCCCGGTACTTCGCGCGGATCGCCTCCATGCGCGGGTTGCCGTGATGGCGCACCGCCGGATGCAGCCAGTGTCGTCCCGCGATGGTGTCGGCCAGCGCGATGTCGATGTCGTTGTCAGCCATGTCACTGACTCTCGGTTGGCGTCGCTGGTACGCCCTCGGGCTTGTGCACATGCGACGCTATCGGAATCTGATCGAACGTCGGCGCGGTCGTGCGCCATGCGTCCCAGTTCTTCCACGCCGTGCCCGTCACCACCAGTTCGTGTTCGCCGTGGACGTTGATGCCATAGGCCGGGATCGAGAGCACTGCCGTGCGCGGCACTTCCATGCGCAGCACGATGCGGTTGTTGCCGCGCCAGCCGTTCGAGACCTTGGCGTCGAGCGAGGTCGAGTGCGCGCCGGGCCGAATGATGTTGGCCTCGGGCAGGCTCTTGTAGTCATGCCCGCTCTTGCCGATCACCGCCTTCTCGCGGGTATTGTCGAGCGATGGAATCTCCATGCCCCGGTAGACCTTCACTGTGTGGATGCCCGCCTTGTCGAGCAGCCACTGCGTGGTCTCCCACTTCGCCCGCAGCAGTGCCTTCAGGCCCGCGTAGCCGCCGATGTCCTTCAGGGTCTTGTCGGCCGTCGCGATCAGTTCCTCCTTCGGCTCCCATGCGTACTGATTCGCATCGAGGTACTTCTGCTCCGCCGCCGACTTGGCGTTGTCCTCGCGCACGGACTGGTAGACCTGCATCCCCGTCTGGAGTGCCTTCTCGATCTCCGCCTTGCGCTCCTTCAGCGCGTTCAGCGAGGTCGTCATTGCCTCGCGCACAGGGCCGGTGGCCGGATTGGTCTCGGGGTTGTAGTTCGGGTTCCTCGCCAAGAAGTTGGCGATCACCTTGTCGCCATCGAAATGGAACTTGTCGTCGTCGCCGATCTTCACCGCCGTCGACCACGATGACGGATCGCCGAGCTTCGTCGATATATCGTGGGCGTAGTCCGGCTTGATCTCCGGTATCCCCCTCAGAACATCATCCAACTGGTTGCGGATGCGCGACGTGGCCGAACCGACTCCGCTCTTGGCGGCGTCCAGCGTGCTCGACAGCGGCAGCGGCTTGTAGCCGCCAGCCTTCAGGATCGCCGCTCTCTTCGCCACGGTGACGCGATCCCTATGCACCGCGTTCGCCTCGGACAGCATGCCCTTCAGCATCGCTGTCTTGATCTCAGGCCGTCGCGACTGCCACAGGAACTTCGCGGGCGGCGACAGGTCGTCCTCGTTCACCTTGATCACGAGCCCGCCGGTCGTCGGTCCCTTCTCCGGGTTGTAGCTGAGCTTGGCGTGGCCAACCAACTCCGCCGTCGTCAAAGACCAGTCCAGCTTCTCGTATGGATGGCCCTGCTCTTTCGAGAGTTTCACAAACTTGTCGTTCAACGTCATGCGATCCGCGACCGGCAGGTCCATGACGTTGTTGCTCAGTTGCTCGGTCAGCGCTGCCTTGACGTTCACCACATGGCCGCCGGGGAGCGTCGCGGCTGGCACCGCATTGGCGGCCAGCACCTCGCCGAAGTTCGGCATCTCGACCTTGTCCTCGTCGAAGTCGAGCTTGACTCTCTGGGGCATGCGCACCCGGCCGCCCAGTTCATCCGCCGAGCCGATCTGGATCAGCTTGCCCAGCGTCGAGGTCGAGCTTCCCTTCCACGCTTCCCACATCTCACGGTCGCGCCGCTTCACCGCCGCGCGCAGATCGGCGACACCCTTGCCGGTGTCTTCGGCCAGCGCATTGTGCCGGTCGTACAGGTACTGCGAGGCCGCCTGCACCAGCTTCTCCTTGTTCTGCTGGAAGTAGTCGCGCTCCCACGGATCGTGCATCTCCTTGTCGAGGGTCGGCTGATCGAACGTCACTTCGGTCGGCTTGTCGTCCACCCCGCGCCTCATGCGCAGCGCCATCGCCAGCTTCCCGGCGTACATGGCCGAGGCGCGCTTCGCTTCGGTCGGCATCGGCTTCGGGTTCGGGTAGCCCTTGGCCTTGTAGGCGATGTCCTCGACGGGTCCTGACGAGTACAGCGTGTAGGCGTAACGCGCCGCCTCTTGCAGGTCCGGCGACACCGAGGTGCTGGGTGTCCCCTGATCGATCAGCTTGCCCAGCGACTCCGCATCCCACTTAGCCTGCGCCTCGGTAAACTTGGCAAGCGTATCGCCGATGGTGTGCTCGCGCCCTAAATTGTACTGCGCGCCCTTTGCCGCCAGTTCATGGTGCCGATCATTGAGGTAGGCGTTCAGCTTCGCGCCGATGTCGTCTTTCACCGCGTCGAAGTATTCCCTTGCGCCGGGCCTGCCCAGCGACTCCTTCAGCTTCTCCTCGTCGAAGCCGACGCCGTTCAGGTAGGTGTTCTCGCCTTCGCCTTCGATGTTGGGCTTCATCGCGTTCACCACCTTCGCCGCGAAGTCGCGCGACAGCTTGGTCTTTCCCGGCCCGTCTAGCTGAAGCGCCACAGCGTAGGGCGTCATCGCAAGACCCAGCGCCACAGATGTGTTCGCCAATTCCTTGGTCAGCCGCAACTGCATGGCCAAGCCATGCTCGCCCTGTTGCTCAGCCAACTCCGGGTTTGCATTCCGGCCCACTGCATCGGCGATCTGCTGTGGTGTGAAGCGCTCGCCGTCCTTCAGTATCTTCGCCGTGTCCTGCCATGTGTGCGGCTTGCCCGTCTTGAGCACGCCGCGCTCCATCAGAAGCTCGACACCCCGGTCGATGGACACCGTGCGCGCGAGCGCCTGCGTGCGCCGGTAGTCGGTCATGTCGTGCCCGGTGTTCAGCGGGTCGTAGTGCTTCGGCGGCTCGGCGATGATCGCGTCCGAATCCTCGTCGACCTCCTCGTCCTGCTGCGCCGGGCCGGGCTCCTCGAAGATGCCGCTGGTGAGCACGTCCTTTGCGATCTTGAACTTCTGCTTGTCGTCCATCTGATCCCAGACTTCGCCCATCTGTTCTTCGGCCTGCTCGCTGATGTAGTCAGGCGCTTCGAGATTGTATTCCTGCTTGTCGGCCTCATCGTCGAACGCCTTCTCCAAATGCGCGGTCAGCGATGCCTTCTGATCGTCGGTGAAAAACTGGCCGGGCTTCGGCGGGATGTGCTCGGGCACACCGGGCAGGTTCATCTGCGCCGGGTCCGGCGGCTCGTAGCCCAGCGGCTTGTCGAGCATATCGTCGGTGAACGAGATGTCCGGCTGGCCGGCGTTGCTGCTGCCCGCGCCCCAGTCCTTGTACTTGCTGCCGTCCTCGACGACCGTCGACATGAACAGGTCGTGCGGCGTGTAGCGCACCGGATCGTCTGGGTGCTCCTCGTTCCACTCCTTGACCCATTCCTCGGTCGCGTCCTCGAAGAACTCACCGCCCGGGTTGCCGTTGGTGATGTCGTCGGCCAACTGGCTCGCGGCCTGCGCCTTGGCGTCGCCGTTCTCGTGCCAGTTCTGCTCCTCGCTCTCGACGTAGTCGCTCTTGTTGTTCTCGATCCACTGCTTCTCTGCGTCCGACTGATGCTCGCCCGACAGCATGTCCCAGTCATCGGGCGGGTACGAATAGCCGTACTCGTTCTCAGGCGGCTCCTCGTCCTCGTCCTTCTCGGGTGCGGGCGCGGGGTCGACCTCGCCCGACGCGACCTTGTCGCGCACCAGCTTGTCGAGGTGATGCGCCGCCTTCACGTACTCGAACTCCATCCGCTTGCCGGTCGCCTTGTTCCATTCGTCGCCGCCGACATCGGCGACTTCCATATTGATGTCGTGCGGCTTGACCTTCAGCGCGTCCTTGTGCGCGTTGATGAACTTGTTCAGCGACTCCTCGTCGTCGCCATACGTCGTCTCGATGTCGCCGCCCTCTTTCCCGCTCCAACGCCATTTTCCCGTGGCGGTCTGGACCGACAGATTGCCCTCATCATGGTTCCAGATGGTGTACGACGGGCCGCTCTTGCTCTCGTTCTTGGTGAAGCCCAGCCCGCCGCCGCCTGATGTCCACTGCCCGCCACCGGGCTCGCCCTTGGGGATGCGCGCCTCGTTCGGATTGTAGGCGTCGGTGCGCATGAACTGGAGCGGGCGAACCCGCCCGCGCAAGTCGGGGATGTCGAACGTCAGCCCTTCATCGGTACGCGCTGCTGGCTGAGCGCCGCCGGGTGTTCCCGATTCGACGCTCGCCCCGGTGGTCGCCCCGAACGCCTGCGTCTCCGCCAGCAACTCCGTGATCGATGCGTCGACCCGCGAGACCTTCATGTCCTTGTCGCCGAACTTGCCGTCACGCGAGTCGATGCCCAGCATCGCGGCCCACTTGTGATGGCCGTCGAGGATGTAGTTGTCGCGGCTCACGATGATGCGGCGCGGCTCCTTGCCCTTGTCGTAGGACGCTGCGTTCGCCGCCACCTTCGCGCCGTTCAGTTCGTCCTGCGTCGCGCGCAGGTAGCTCGCCTTCTCCTTCTCGCGCGTGATCTTGAAGCCCTTGGCTTCGAGGTACTTGCGGAACCGCTTGGTCGCTTCCTTGTCCAGTTGCGGCATCTGCACGCGCGGGATGCCCTTCGACTCGGCGCAGAACAGGTTGGTGCCCTCGACGCTCACCTTGCACAGATCGAATGTCGGGGCCTTGCCGCCCAGCCGGATGAACTCGGCCGCCACCTTGCCAAGGTGCTCAATCAGCGTCGACACCTGCCGAGGCTGGCTCAGCACCACCGACTTCTTCTCGTACAGCGCGCGCGCCGCGTCTTGCACATTGCTGGTGTGGATGCGGCCCAGCGCATCGATGTAGCTCTGGGCGCTATAACCTTCGCCGGGATGCTGCATGCCGCCGACCACGGCGCGCAGGTTGTTGTGCAGCTTGTCGATGTCGGTCTGCTTGCGCCCGAACTTGTCGCTGCCGATCTTGCGTGCCTCGGTCAGGCGCGCCGCCGCATCCGTGGGCGGCATCTCGGCCAGCCGCTTCTGCCACATCTCCTTGTGCTCGTCGGTCATGTGCAGCGGATTCGGCACCAGCGGCCGACCAAGCTCCTTCTCGACGTGATCGTGCAGCGCCGCGCCGATGCCCTTGCCGGCATGATCCTCATGGACGTGCATCGACGACAGGAACGGATGGCCCTCGGCGACGTGCGCATGCCCGGCGTAGTCGCCGTTGACCCGCGCGTCGTACATGCCTTGCCCGGTCTTCTGGATGGTCAGCCCGCCAGCCGTCTCACCGCCCTTGGTGACGAACTGGCCCTTATTGTCCGGCTGGCCGCGCGGGTGGCTGCTCTCGTCCCATGCGTCCAGCCGGGCCATCATCCCACTGATGGCATCCGCAGCAACCGTCAGGTCGCTGTCGGTCGGATCGTCGTCGGCGCGAAGCCCTAGATTTCGCCCAGCGCCCGCGCCTGCTCCAGAGCCACGTTGATCTCCTGCTCCGTCAGCTTCCGCCCGCCCGATTCCAGCCACGCTATCAGAGCGAGTTCTTCCGGAGTCCGCTGCGGCTGCGGCTGTTCGGCTGCGCTCTTTGGCTGCATCCCAATCGTCGCCATAGACCTCGCTCCTTTCTGGAGGCGGCGGCTTCCTGTGCGATGCGGCACTATTTAGGGCACCTTGCGCACCTCCATCCCCCATATAGCCACGCCATGACATGAATACAATGTCAGGGGTGCCGGCCTTCGCGAAGTCCCAGCCCGGCGGCGCGAAGTCCCGGTTGAACTTCATGCGCTGGTCTTCGGCAAAGCCGAACTGGCTGTAATAGGCTGGCAGGAAGCCGTCGTAGCAATCGAGCGTGCGACCGCCTGCCGCAATCGCCGCCACCATAGCCTTTGATGCCCCACCTTTAGGGCCGCCATTGTTGAACACGTTCTGGATGTCGCCCTTGGGGTCGACCGATATTCCGACCGTTCCTTCTTCGTTCGTGAACAGCGTGTGGTCGGCAAGTTCAGACGCCGGGTGAGCCGACAGGAACTGCTGGCGTGTCGATCTGTCGCGCGCTTTGACGAACGCCTCGGGCTCGGCAGGCTTCATGCCGGTTTTTAGGGCAGCAGCACCGCCACCGCCGTCCGTCCATTTCCCTGACTCGTCGCGTGGCTCGCTCGGATCGAAGTCGAGGCGCGCGAGCAGTCCATCCAGACGACGGTCGAACACCTCGAACAGACCGGCCGCAACCTCAAGATCAGGTGGCGCAGTCATCGCCCCGCTCGGCTTCTTCCTCGTGGAACTCCGCCGCCTTCGCGTGCTCCTCGGCCGACCGATCATCATGCGCTTCAATCGCGCTCACCCGCGCCGCCAGCTTGTGCGTCTTGTCCACGGTCTCGTCGAAGGCGTGCTGCACCTCGCCCGCATCGACGCCCATGTCGCCCTCGTCGACACCGCTGATCTTGCCGGCGTTCTTCGAGGCATAGAAAACCTCCTTCGCCTTCTTGTCGCTCGGGTAGGTGCCCTTCATTGAGGACATGATCTTCTCGCCCTTGTCGGTCAGCGGCATGGCATCCTCCCTAGCGAACAGGCGTCGGCTTGCCGGGCTTCGGCGGCCCGGCCACCGCCGTCACCGGAATCTGATTGCCCGCCAGCAGCGGCACGGTGCCCGCCACCACGACAATCGGCATCGGCTTGCCGGGCTTGATCGGCCTGCCGCTGACCACCGCATAGGGCGACGCCTTGCCGGCCAGCGGTGTCGTGCCCACCGCCATGATCACCACCGGCGTGGCCGCGCCTGCGAAGATCGCCATGGCTAGGCCGATGGCGCGGCGGCTGGCTGTGGCGGCTCCGGGTCGGGCAGGTCTTTGAGCGCCTTCATGCGCGCGTCGAGCGTCGCGCGATCCATCTTCTGCTCCGCGCCCACCCCGTAGTGATGCATGAACTTCGCGGCCTGCTCGTCGCTGATCGGTTCGCTGGGTGCCGTTGCCTCGGGTTCGTCCGTCGCTGGCTTCGCCGCCTCGGTCTTCTCGTAGTCCATCCACTCGGCCAGCGTCTTGGTCGGTCCTGTGTCGCTCATGATCGTCTCCTGCGGTTAAAGTTCGCCCGCGATGTAGGCGCGGACCTCGGCCAGCTTCTTGGTGCCCAGCGCCGTCATGCACTCCTCGGGAATGTCGCGCAGGCTGTAGGCGTAGCGGTACAGGCAGCGGCAGTAGACCTCTTCGCCGGGCTGCGTGATCTCGTCGGTGTACTCATGTCCCCCCAGCTTCATCAGCCCCTGCTCCATCGCCCAGTTGTCGCGCTGCACGTAGAACACGCCGTCGCGCTCCTTGTGGTCCTCACGATAGTCGTAGCCCGGCTGACGCCAGTGGCTGAACCAGTAGCCGCCCAGCGCCCCACCACCTTCCGCGATGGTGCGCGAGATCGCCGCGTTGAGCTTGTGGCCCTGATCGATCAGCACCCGCCGCTCCTCGAACTGTAATCCAGCAATGCCGCGCTTGATCTCCTTCACCGTCTTGCGCTTATCCGCCTGATCCGTGCCACCCGCCGGAATCGATGATGCCCAGCCGCTGAACCGCTGTAATGTCTGTTCAATCCTCGTCTCGCGATTGAGCTTGATCAGGTCGGCCGACGCATGGATGTGACGGTCGAGCACAGCGTGCAGTTCGGGCTTCAGCTTCGACAGCGTGAACTGGCCAATCCCCGGGTGCATCTTCACGACGCGCCCCTGCTCGACCAGCTTCTCGTAGACCTTGCGCAGCGCCGCCCGCAGCAGGTCGACCATCACCTTGGGCGGTGTCGTCGAGCGCAGCGCCGCATCGCGCAGCTTCTCCTGCCACATCACCAGCCGCTCGATATTGTCGAAGCCATGCTCGGTGAAGTCGGCGATGGCTTCGGTCAGCACCTCCATGAACTCGGCAGATGCGGACGCCATCAGTCTTCGTCCGCGAGGCTACAGCCGCAGGGCCATTCCAAGCAGGTCTCGTCAATCGGCAGGCCGTCCCAGTTGTCGCACCAGTGCGCGTACCTGCCCAGCAACAGCTTGCCGCGCCAGCGATAGCTGTCGTGCACCCACGCCGCCGAGCAGCCGTTGTAGAGGTCAGCGAACACCATCGTCGGCATGCCCTACTTCTCGCGCTTGCTCTCGATCAGTTTCAGGCGACGCTGGCCCTTCGACTCCAGCATGCGCGAGACCGCCTTGGTGAACTCCGCCACAGCCTCATCGTTGGCGTGGCTCTTGGGCAGCGTCGCAAAGTTGCCGCCGCCCATGCCTCCCATCATGTTCTGCTTCTGCCCGCCCTGCCCCGGTTGCTGGCCCGGCTGCCCGGGCTTCTGCCCGGGCGGCTGCATGCCCATCGCCGGCTGCGGTGGCTCGTAGTTCGCAAGCTCCTCGTAGTCCATCACCAGCGGCGTATCGAACAGGAACTTGAGCGCGTTGAAGTTGTCGACCGCCCATTCGATGACCCGCGCCTTGTTGTCGGGATCGGCTATCGGCATCATCAACTGCACCCACGCCATCACCGCGCGCAGCCGCACCTCGTCGACCTTCACCAGTTCCGAATCGGGCTCGGTCAGCAGCGACGGCCACTTGCACGAGAAGCTGTTCTTCCACCGATAGAACGCCTGCTGATACGGGATGGTTTTGTACTCCGGGTACTGGCTCTGGATGATCTTGTAGAAGTTCGGATTCCACGCCCGGTACATCACGATCCGGTCGAAGAAGTCGTACAGCGGCTGCATCGAGGTCCGCACGCTGTCGATGTAGCGCGCGATGGCCTTGGCGTCCTCGGTGCCTTCACCGAAGCCCTCGGCGAATGTCTCCTCGGTCAAGAGCTTCGCCGGCATGCCCGCCGCACTGGCGATGTTCTCCATGATGTTCTTGCGCGCCACCTCGTAAGGGCCGTCCGCGTTCTGGAAGTTCAGCGAGGCGATGTCTTCCTCGGGCGAGATCGAGATCACGCCGCCGGTCTCCGCCTCCTTCACCACCGCGCGCTTCTGGCCGAACAGCTTGATCATCGCGTTGTTGATGATCGAGCCGGGCTGCTTGATCTTCGCCACCAGCACGCCGACCTTGCGCGCCACCAGATCGTCGGTGATCACGCATTGCAGGAACGACTTCAGCGGGAACAGCGAGCGCTGGTAGACGCTGCGGCCGACGAAGCCGAACGCCGAACTGGTGTAGCTGATGTAGATCGGCTCCTCGTTCATCACCACGATGGACCGGCTGCGATGGAACGGCTGGCCGTTCACCGCGATCTGCATGACATGCTGGAAGTCGATGGCCAGCGGGTCCTGATGCAGCACCAGCGAGCCCGCCGTGTTCAGCGGATCGTAGACGTTGAAGGTGATCTGCGACTTGAACAGATTCTCAAAGTCGAGCGGATCGGCGAACTTCTTGCCGTCCTCGACCACGCCGAGCGATGCCACGCCGTAGACCCGCGCCAGCCGCATCACGTTCCTGATGTGGTTGTTCACACCGAGCCGCGTCTGCTCGTTCTTGAACGCCTCGACCACGCGCGACTCGGGCGAGTCCGGCACGCTGATCTCGCGCTCTTGGCTCTGCGCGATCTCGATGGGCCGCTCGACCAGCTTCGCGCCCAGCGGATGGTACTGGTAGATCGTCTTGCAAAGCTCGTAGCCCGGCGAACTCCCCGGCTGGATGTCGTCGTTCGTCGTCAGCATCGACGACAAAGCCGAGCCCATCGCCGACGAGTTGATGATGACGGTCGTCGGTGTCGCCATGGCTTAGCCTGTCCCGTTGCGCTCGTGTTCAGGCGCTTGGTGGACATCCCAATACTCGACCTTCGAGCCGCTGCGCTCGATGATGCGCGCCATCACCTTCGTGTTGAAGTCGATGAACATCTGTTTGACCGTCTCGTCTGTCGCCAGTGTCACGCGCATGCGCGACAGTTCCTTTGCGCCCTCCATCGTGCCAATCGCGGCCAACGAGGCGACCCACCACTCGCCTTCGCTCCGCATGGCAAGGCGGAAAGCAGGCTTCGTCATGCCGTCCCCGCGATGTCTGCCGTCCACAGCGCGTGCGCCTGCGCATGCAGCGTCACCGCGACCGGGTCGACACCGCTCAGGTCAGTGCCCGGCGCAGCGTCGCGCATGGTTTCCTCGACCATGGCAACGCCCTGCTCGACGACTGAGCGGTGCGCGTAGAACGTGAATCCCCAAGTGGGTGAGATCGAGCGCTCATGCATGACGCCCTCCATGGGGTAGGCGGGCGCTCTGACGCGAGCGGTTCGCCCCCTACCCCGACCGTTGCGTGCTTCGCGTGGTCGTTCCTACTTCATCCAGCGCGGGTTCTGCGTGCCGTCGCCGTAGTAGCTGATGTGGCTGCCTTCCTCGTGCGCGCCGACATCGTTCATGCCGTAGAGCAGCGGCTTGCCGACATCGACCCACTGGCCGTTCTCGTACTTGCGGCACCGCGTATTGGCATCGGTCGAGGCCTCGCAGCCTTCGACCACCGAGCCGTAGCCGTTGGAGCCGAGCACGAACAGTTGCTCGCCGGTGTTCTCGCCGTTGCTGGCCAGCACGGAGCGCAGGCCATCGGGCGCAACGATTCCGCCTGCGGCGTTGAGCACGTAGCTGCCCATGATGCTGTTGACGCTGTAGACCTGCCGCATGCCCGCGCCGAAGTTGCGGCTAGAGTTCGGGTGCACGATCATGATGTTCGAGACGATGCTCCACGGGCTCATGCCGTCGAGCCCGAGGTGCTCCATGAAGATGCCATCGCCGATGTGGTTCTCGGCGTGGATGTTCTCCATCAGGCCCTCGAACACTGCCCCGGACAACGTGACGCCATGCGTGGCGTAGCCGGTGAAGATGTCCCTGAGCGTGAACTTGTAGATCGAACCCGGGTCGCCGTCTGGCGCATAGAGCTTGAGGCACGAGCCGGCCGGCGCTGCGCCCCAGCCGTTGCCATCCATGCACAGCTTCTCGACGTAGAGGCAGCGGTTTCCGATGCCGTCGACTCCTTGGTAGGTGATCATGTCGCGCCCGCCATCGCCCTTCCACAGCACGCGCAGGAAGTTGGCGTTGACGCCCCACGGGAAGCCGTCCGTGCTCAACTGTTTGATGACGATAGGTTGGGTCATGGTGATCGGCGTCTTGTTGCCCAGCGAGCCGACGCGCGACTCGTTGGCGTAGGTCTGCAACGCATCGCGCAGTTGGGTCTCATTGGTGACGCTGTCCATGCCGTTGTCTCCGGGGGTTGGAGGAATCGGATCGGGGCCGGGGTCGGGTGGGATGGGCTGAGGTGGCGTCTCGCCACCGGGCCGTTCGAGCGCACCGGGACTGATGCGACTGTCGGGATTCGACGGCGTCGGTCCGCTCCACACTTCGATGAACTGGCCGGGCGCGGTGTCCATGTCGGTGAACACTTCCTCGCCGGTCGCTTGGTCGACCAGCTTGTAGGGAGGCGTCACCGGCGCGGCACCCGCTCAGGGTTGATCGAACTGGTCTCGGGCATCTTGTCCTTCCAGTAGTTGGTCGCACTGATCTCGCGACCGAACTCCATCCGATGGCGCGGCAGCGTGCGATAGTCCTTGATGGGCTCATAGCGCCGCTTGGGCTGTGCGGCGGGCTTGGCGGTGGGCTTGGGGTCTGGCATGGCTCGCTCCTCAGTGCTTGATCGATTCCTCTGCCGCCAGCAGCGAGGCTGTATGCGCGCTGACCGGCGGCATGTGGCGCACCGTCAGTTGGACCGCGCCCTCGTTGTGCTGCGTGAAAGCCTTGCACTCGCTGCCGAGGAAGATGCGGAACTCGTTCGCGGCCACCAGCCAGCGGCCGATCTCATCGCCCTTCTCGTCGAGCGCCACGATGGTCTTGACGCCCTGCGTCTCGCAGTCGAGCGGCTTGCCGTCCTCGGTGTTCACCACGACGCTGGGCCGTTCTCATCATCCTTCTCGTCGTCGGCCAGAGGGAGAGCCAGCACGACGCCCAGACAGAGCAGGATGAAGATGATGCCGGCTAGTAGGTCACTGTCGTAATCCATGCCGCTCAATCCATTGATGATACATCAGGCCGTCGAGCATGTAGGCGAGGTCGTGCGGATCACCGCCATCATGCCAGCAATTTAGGACATGGACACCAGCCTGCGGCGGACGCAGCCTATTCGCAAAGGCCATCACCTGCTCGACCGTGCCGCGCTCGTTGGCTGGGTTCATGTCTTCCCGTTCCCATCATCCTCGAAGATCAACTTCACCGACACGATGAGCATAACCAAGACCACGACGATGGCAATCGCCGCCAGCACGTCCCGGTAGTCCATGGAATGATTCGCCCCGCCCGGCAGTCGGCAGATCAGAGTTGATCTGGGTTCCCGAATGCAATGGCGGCTCCATAGCACAAAACGTCGAACATTTCGTCTTCGTCGGTCGGCGTGCCGTGGCCGATGCGGAAGTTGGTGGCCTGCCACCAGAAGTGATTGCGCGTGCGACCATGATAGCTGGTCGTCTTGTCGTAAGCCTCCTGACACACTTTGAATTTACCCTTGTAGATATCGCCCGAGCAGTACAGCGCCCGGGCATCCTTGCCCATGCCGGTGAGCTTGGTCTCAATCGGCTGAGCGAGCAGGTCGCGATTGGCTGCCTGCTGCAACAGCACGATGCCCGAGTCCTTGTCCTCGATCCACGCGCCGGTGTGGCCGTAGCGCGCGTGGGTGAGCGCGGCCAGTTCCTCGCAGCGCTCCAGCACGCCGGGCAGCCAGTGCTCCAGCACCGCCGCCTCGATCTGGATGAGGTCCCAGTCCAAGAGCCGCAGTTGCTCCTCGGGATACTTGGTGTAGGCGTACCAGCCGCAGCCTGTGCCGTCGCGCGCCTTGCCGACCTTGCTCGCGGTGTCGATCACGGCGAACACCGAATCGCAGATCGTGGGCGTTGCTGCCGGCGCGAAGAACTTCGAGCCGTCCTCGCGCGTGACCTCGACGAGGAAGTGCTCGGGGTTGAAGAAGAAACTGCCCTCGCGGGCCTTGGCCTGCTGCTGGTACTGGGTGGCGTAGGCGTGGTCGCCGAGTTCGATCTTGTTCTGCTCGACGGTCTCGCGGTTGATGCGGTTGGGGCAGAGAAGCTCGTTCTCCTTGGTGCGCGGGTCCTTGAACCATGGCGTGCGCACTTCGAGGCTGCGGCTGTACTCCATGGGCAGCACGAGCTTGGTGTAGGGCAGGCCGAGCCGTTCGATGACCCCGCACACATCGTCTGGATGCAGTCGGTGCATGCAGATGATGATGCAGTCCTTTTCGGGATCGTTGAGTCGACTAGTCACCGATTCACGAAAGACACGAGTCGCTACTTCGCGGTCAGCATCCGACTCAGCCTGTTCGGTGGAGTGAGGATCGTCGACCACGACACGATTGCCGCGCCCGGCGGTGAGGGACTTGAAGGGCACCGCTTTGCGGGTGCCGAGGAAGGTGTTCTCGAAGTCGGTCTCGCCGTCGCGGATCAGCACGATCTCTGGGTAGAGCGTGCGATACCATTCGCTCTGGATGAGATCGCGGCTCTTGCGCGAGTCTCGCCGCGCCCAGTCTTCGCGATACGAGGTAGTGAGGTAGCGTAAGCCGGGTGCTTTGCGCGGTCCCCATTCCCATGCCTGCAACAGCACGGAGACGGTGAGCGACTTCATCGTGCCGGGTGGCTGGTTGATGACGAGGCGCTGTATCTGGCCGAGATTGACGGCGTGCAGGTGATCGCCGATGGCGTCGTGGTGGAACGAAGGCTTGTAGTTGGTGGTCGGTTCGAGCTTGTTCCACGCTTCCTTGATGAAGCCGACGAAGTTCTCACACCTCTCGCGAATCTCCTCCAGTCGGTTCGCGAGGTCCTGCCGTTCCCTCGCCAATCGTTCGCGCTTCTGTAGCTCGGCCTTCAAGTATGGGATGACTCTCCTCGCCCGTTCCAAGGACAAACTGTTCGAGGTGGGCGAGAAGCCGTTGGAGTTGTCCATCATCGAGCCTCGTGAAGTCGAGCGGCTCGCCTTGTGGGCCGGTCAAAGCAACAGCGGTTGGAGGTCGGCCGAAGCCTCGGTTGAGAATCTCCTGCCCTGCTCTTAGGACAATGTCCTCGTCGTCGCTTTTGCGCAGCAGGTTGATGAACTTGGCGAGCACCTCTGGTCCGTACTGCCGCGCGAGCAGCACCATCTCGGGTGTGCGCTTGTTCGGTGTGCCTTTCTGCCTGCCGCCGTAGCGGACGCCTTTCGGTGGACCGGGTCGAGGCTTGGGCAGCGGGACAACGCTGGTCTGAGCCATGATCTACTCGCGACTACATTTAGGATCGTGGTGGCAGAGGGGAGATAACCTCTACAGCCTTGGCGGAGATGTCAATTTCGCGGACGACGCCGAGGAAGCGCATGAGGACGGCGACTCTGTGGTGGTGGGACCACTTGACGATGCCGTGGAGGCCGTCGAACGGGCCGCTGGTGATGCGGACGGTAGCGGCGATGGGGACGAGCTTGGCGATGTGCTGGTCGATCTCGTGCTCGGTGATGTACTGGCCACCGGAGCATCGGTCGATGAGGATTTGCATGGCGTCGGGTTTGACGACGGCGGGATGCTCGGGCGAGGCGTAGATGAGGGAGATGATGCCGCGCGTGTAGTTGATGGACTGCCAGTTTTCGGCGGTGTCGTCGAAATTGATGAAGATATAACCGGGGATGTAGGGCTTTTCGACGGTGACACGGCGACCCCGGACGATTCGCATATCGAGGCACTTGGGGTTGAACGCTTGGAAGCGTTGCTGTTCGAGGTGTCTCTCTGCGATGAGTTCGGAGAATGGTCTTGTGGTAGCGACATGCCACGCGAACATTGAACTGAACTACTGTTGGTGGGGGAACCTCCTGCCCTTAAATTAGGACATCTCCGTACACGCCTGCCGGACAGTGCAATGTGCGCTTTGTGCTACGAACCCCTCATTGGAGCCTCCCCGACAGTTCCACAGTTTGCGACAGGGCGGATTCCAGCCACAACATCGGGGTGCCTGTCAAGCGCGACGTGCGATCTGTCGCGGATGGAGGGGCCTTGCGGGTTGGGATTTGTGGGGTGGTCCGGTGGGATATCGGCGGGCGATGAGGGTGGCGCGGTCGAGGGTTTCGATGGCGATGCTGCGGCGTTCGACGGCGTTGAGGCTGAGATGGTTGATGAGGATGAAGCTGAGGAGGGCTCGGTCGAGTCCGGTGTAGAGCATGGCTTCGTAGAAGCTGAGGCGGAGCGGCTGGCCGTCGTTGCGGGTGATGGGTTGGGTCATGGCGTGTCGGTGCGTTCGAGGACTTTGACTTTGACGGTGATGGGATCGCCGGATGCGTAGGCTTCGAGGATTACAAATTCGAGAGTGCCGGCGAGTTCGTCATCGGGCTCGGGCTCGTTGCCTTTGGTTTCGATGGTGACTTGGTAGACGATTTTGCTCATCGGTGTTTTCTCCGCAGGGCGATGAGGGCGATGACGATGAGGGCGATGGCGGAGAACAGCAGGCCGGCGAGCATTGGTTCATCGAACCTTTCGGTGTCGCCGAAGTGGGGCATGTGTCCGCCAGCGTCGACCTTGGTGCTGCCGCGCAGGGCTTCGCTGTTCATTGGCAGGCCAACTGGCAGGCGGTCTGGCTGTCGAGCATGGCGAATCCCCACAGGGCAAAGGCGATGGCACAGAGCCAGCCGACGACTTTCAAGATGCCCTTAATGTGGGGCATCGGCTTTGGTCACGTCAAGCATGTCGAAGTAGTCGTGGACGAGTCGCTCGGTGAGTTGAAGCTGGAGACCGATGTGGTGGCGGTAGTGCTCGATCATGGGCGAGGGTTCGCCATCGTCGACCGGGGCATGGAGGGTGCGGACGGCTTGGACGAGGAGATCGAGGAGGGTGTCGTACTGGTCGAGGCGGGTCATGGGGTATCCTTTCGAGTGGGTAATAAAATTACTCTGGTAATCGCCGGGGTGAGTCGATCTCACACGACCGTAGGGAGTGTGTGAGACGAAGACTCACACTAGGGTTCTAGGGAGAAACTTCCGCCGCGAACTTCCGCTTTGTTATCAACGGCCCCGGAACTACTTCCGCGACCCTCTTGGAACTTCCGCTCCGCTAGCCGATGGTTGAAAATACTATTCCTCCTTTTGCAAGTTGAGCGTGCGGGCTTGCTGGGCTGTGCAGAGGCCCTTGGTCTTGTCCTTCTTGCTGGTCGTGACGACCCAGATTCGGTCATGGGCATAGAGCTTGGTCATGATCCTTTTGGCCCTGCCTTCGGCGACTCTCTCGCCGATAGGCAACTGGGCGATCACGACGGGCAGGTAGCGCATGGCGGCCTGCGGCGTGGACGACAAGGGCTGGCCTTCGGAGAAGCGGCGTTCGACCAGCGCGAGGATGAGGTTCTCGTCGCGCTCGTCCTCGATGCCCTCGATGGTCTCGCCTTTGCCGAACTTGTGCGGGACGATGACACCGACATCATCGCCGTTGCGCAAGGTGATGGTCTCGCGCTTGTACCAGCCGAGTGCTTTGCCATCGAGCAGCGAGAGATTGATCTTGCCGTTGTCGCGCCGCAGGTAGAGATGCCTGTCGTCGGTATGAATCTCGAACTTATCGGCGTCAGCCTCGGTGATGGTGGTGATCTGCTGGACGATTCGGCAAGTGTCGACGAAGGCTCTGCCGCCGCGTGCGACGTTGGGGTCAGTGGGATCGCTCTTGTAGCCGCGCGGTGCCTTGCCGGTGTGATGGTCGACGGCGATGGATGCGCTGGTCTGGTAGGCGATCTGCTTAAACTGAGTGAGACCCTTGCGGACTTCGAGATTGCTGTTCTCGTTGGTGTCCTCGACCAACCCGCCGAACGGATCGAAGCTGGCGTAGATGATGCCGAGGTCTTTGATGTGTTCGATGCAGTTCGCGACATGCGGGGTCGGGACCAGTAGACCGCTGAAGCGGTCGCGCCGCATGACGATGAACTCGTTGTCGAGGCCGCTGGTGATGAACAGCCGGTTGACGACATCATCGTTCGGGATATTGAAGTGTTTGAGGATGGCGATCAGGCGGCGACGGACCTCCTCGACGGAGTCCTCGCAGTTGTGCAGCCACACCGGGCCGTTCTCGTATATCATTTCGCCGACCAGTGTTTCGCGGCCAGTGATGAGGGAAATAGCGGTCATCAGTTCGAGGCTCGACTTGCCGACACCGCCATCGCCGACGATGCCAGTGAGATCGCCGCGAATAAGACTACGGCCCTTGAGCCATCGTCGAGGCGGTAGCGTGTCTTCGTCGAGGTCTTCGTCGGTGATGACACGAGGCTGAGGAAAGCCCTTGCCCTCGGGCGAACCGGGCACGACCTTGAAGCGCTTCGAGCCGCCAGTGGCCTGATCATAGTCGTCCCATTCGTCGTCGGCGCTCATCGCTGAACCTCGATGCGCGGCCGGGGCAACGGCCGGTCGAGTACCTTGGCGACAACGTGGGCGAGGTCCCAGCTTGCACAGCGCAGCCGCCAGTCACCGATGTCAGCACCGAGCAGCGGACCGGCGAGCGACCAGTCGAGGATGAAGGCGGCGGCGTCAGGTTCGTGTAGCCAGTCGACCACGCGCTCGCGCAGGTAAACCGTAGTGCCATTGTGGCGGGCGTAGTCCAGCGCATCATGGCCCAGTGCACGACCGACACCGAGGCGGGTGCCGATTCGCTCGCTGTCAAGATCGAGGGCGGCGAGGTCGACGAGATCACCGAACTCGACGACACCGATGATCAGGCCGAACGAGCCGCCGGCCAACGGCGTATAGTGGCCGTCGTAAATTTCGACGTGGTCGATACCGACCACGGTGCGCAGCTTGGGCGATACCAGCGTGGCTAGCAGGCCATCGACCATCCGATTTCTGGAATGCAGATTCGCACGATGCAGTTCGGCATGCAGGTTACACATGGTCCCTTCTCACGGGGTTGGTTGTTGAGCCTCTGCGTTCCACGGGCAGCGCTTGTCGCAGCGCTGGCCGCACTGGACGGCGGTGCACCAACGCTGCGGCTTGGTCAGCATGCTGAACGGCACGCACGGCGTACCTTCGTCGAGATCATGGCCGTGCTCGGGTCCGGGTGAGATGTGATAGCAGGCGGCGAATCTGGCCTTGGTCATGCCGCCGATCCATTCGAGTGCGCCGTCGTCGTGGGCGACCATCGCCATGTACCAGTCGAACGCGCGCTGCTCGAACACTTGGCGCAGCGTTTTTGCCACATGATGGTATTGGTAGTGCGGCCGGTAGCCTTTGATGTCGCAGCGCTGGCCGCACAGGATGGCGTCGTAGTCCTCTATGACGTTGAGGTGCTTGATCGACACGTTCATGCCCTTGCAGAACGCCATCTCGGCGCGAGCGCCCAGTAACTGCTGGTCGGGATTCTGGTGGACGGTGAAGCGGTTGTTGATGGAGCGCCGGTCGTGCGCGATGCGCGCTGCGACAGTCTCCTCGAACTCGGTGAGCCGGATCAGATGCTTCTGTCGGTCGTTGGGCAGTCCGCGAATCGAATAGGCTTCAGGCATGCTCGGCCTCCGCTCCCCAAGCATCCCAGCCGGGTCGAGCGGGGCCGCGCCGGTTGAGTTCGATCTTGGGCAGGTTGGGGAAGTAAGCCTCGATCAGTTCGAGGGCCTTCTCGGGCTTCTCGCTGTGTCGGGCGCGTGGTGCATGGATGACGGTCGACCATTGGGTGCCATCGGCTGGCGACGGGATGTTGCCCTTGGTGCCGAGCAGGAGAAGCTCGTGTTGGTTCTTGTTCCAGTAGCCGGTGCCAGTCTTGTCCTTCACCCACGCGAAGTGGGTCTTGTACTCGAAGTCCCACGCTGCCATGACCTCCAGTGCCTGCGGCAGCATGGGCACGGTTGCCCACAGGAACAGTACGCAGTCCTTGGCCGCAATTGAGGGCACGTCGCGCGCCTTGATGTCGGAGAGGTCGCTCACGGCATAGTGGAGGGCGGCGTTCTTGTTCTGCCCATCGTCCGACCACGTCTCGAACTTCCATTCCGGGTCGGCGAGGATGACGCCGTACTTCTTGTCGGGCAGCGCGGCGATCTGCTCGGCGAGCGCCTCCTCGACCTTGCGGCGCTTGCTACGCTTGATGACCTTGCGCACGAGCTTGCGGCCCTGTCCCGACTTCAGGCGGGCCAGCTTGGCGATCTCGCGGCGCTCCTCGATCTCCAGCTTGATGGCTTCGGCAGCAGCATCGACGGCGAGGTCGCCAGCTTCGACAGCGGCGATGATGTCCTTGTCGCCCTTGTCCAGCACCAGCCGGGCGCGCTTCAGCGACATCGTGCCGACGTTCATCATCTTCGCCGCTTCGGGCATGGTCATAGAGGGACCAATTGGTCCCTGTTGCCGATCCTTGCGGACACCCCATGGCAGCGTGGCGACGCGCGCGCCGGCCATGGCGCGCTGGGATTCGTCGAGGTGCCGGCGCTTGACGTTCAGGCTGATGACGTAGCCGAGCGGGTCCTTGCCCCGATAGGTCTCGAACTTCGGGCGCACGCGAACGGCCTTGCAGGCGCGGAAACGATTCCGGCCGTCCAGTATCTGCTTCTGGTAGAGAGCGATGGGCTCGCGCAGGCCCTTCGCTTTGATGTCGGCCTTCAGGGCGTCGAAGGCTTCGCCGTCGATCAGCGGGAAGATGTTGGCAAGCGGATGGTACTGCACTGCATCTATCCCTTGGGTTGGGGTGGGTGCTTCCTCCGGTGCATGATCTTGAGCCGCTCGCGCGCGGCAGTCTGATGGTCAGACGAGACCGGCCCGACCGGATTGCCGGCGAGATCGTGGCGCTTGGCTCCCTCGGCCTTGAGCGCATCGAGATACTGGTAGGAGTTGGTCAGCGATCTGATCGAGCGCTTGACGGCCGGGCGGCGCAGCGTGTCGATGTTGTCGAGGACGGTCTTGGCGATGCCGATGGCCATCGGCACGGCGCGGTGTTCGGCGTTCATGCGCATGAACAACGGGTGTCCGAGGTCCGCTAAAAGCTCCAATGCGCGATGAAACTCGGACATCGAACCCCTCAACAGTAGAGACGCCGCCGGGTATCCTTCCACCAACAGCACCCAACAGCGTCGGGGTCCGAAGCGCTGTCGGCTGGCTGGTGGGTTGGGGAAAAGGACCGTCGCCCTCTTGTCCCCGGCAGCGCTGACCCTGCGCCTTTTGGGAGCAGGATCAAGACTGTTAAGGTTTGATGTCTCCTGTATGTTCTGGGGAAATCAGCGCGCTGCCTCGCGCGTCATTTGCACTCCCATTTGTCCTTGGCTTTGCCCTCGGCGACGGTCTGCCACTGCATGTTGTCGACGGAGTCCGGGCCGCCCTTGCAGAGCGGTATGACATGGTCTCGGACGTAGCCCGGGCACGCGCCATGGGTGCGGCCGGTCGATGGGCACGGGTTGAGGCGCTCGAACTCCTGCGCCACCTTGCGATCCCGGGCGTGGGCGTGGTCAGCGATGCCGGCGATCAGCAAGATGGGGACGAGGCTGAGGAACAGCCACTCGATCAGGCGGGTCATGGCTGGGCCATCCTGATCGCGACGATGTGCTCGCAGGCGATGTACCACTCGTAGTCGCGGGTCACGTCGTTGGCATCCCTCAGCACCAGCACGGTGCCGTCGTTGATGCGTGGCACAACCAACCCGGTGTAACAGCCGTTGGATTCCGTGGTGAAGACATCAACCGTGATGGCATCACCGGCAAGCTCAAGCAGCGTGGCGATGACGTTGGTGAGAGCGGCGGGGGTCATCGGCCACCGGGGCGCAGGTTGCCTTCGATCAAGATCGAGCCTTGCACTGGCTTCCTGCTGATCAACTGATGAAGATCGACCCGGCTGTCCGGGAGCCAGATGGCCACCGGGCAGTTATCGAACTCTGGGCCGATCTTGCTGAGCACCGAGCGCAAGTTGGCGACCGTCATGATGGGGTTGGGCATGGTCTACTCCGCCGGCCGGCGCATCGGCACCACGTCGGCTGACGGGGCAAAGGGCGTGCGCCGAACGAACGGCTCGCGCGCCTCGCCGTGCAGCATCATCATGGCGAGCAGCAGGATCATGGGTACGAGGTCGAGCACGACGCCGACGATCCAGCCGCCGGGGGCCGCGCCAGCGTGGCGGATGACGGCGATGGCGGGTGACATCGGCACGAAGGCGTCGAATACGATCTTCTCGTGCTCACCGATGACTTCCTTGGCGACCTTGCGAAGGTCGGTGGTCTGCTTCTCGATGGAGTAGTGATCATCGCTCCTGCTCTCGGGGATGACGATACCGAGATTCATCGCATCAGGTGCCGCCGTGGTGGCATCGAGCTTGACCAGCAGCGCCTTGAGCTTGGCGGCTTCGGCGATGAACTTGTGTGGCTCGGTGATGTTGCCCATGTCGGCGATCAACGTACTGCCCTGAGCGTACAAGGCGTCGGCTTCGTCGCGCTTCGCCTGAACGTGAGCGGCAAACGCCTGAGCGTTCGCTGCAACCTTGGTCAGCAGCAGCGCATCGGGACCGGCACCCGGTTTGGTCTTGCTGGAGCCGAACTTCTCCTCGCCCTCGGCCTTGGCTCGCCAGTAGGCGCTGATCTCCAACGCCTTGGTCTGCACCGCATCCTCGTGCTTGGAATTGTGCAGCGCGGTCTCGAACTGGCGCGTCGCTTCCTTCACGTAGTCCTGCTGGTGGGCGACGATGGCCTGATCCCCGCCGATGGCGGCGGCGATGAACCACGACGACATACCGACCGTTGCCAGCCCCATGACGATGGCGAAGGCGGCGGCCATAACCTGACGCACTGGCGAGTGGAGCAGCGGGAAATTGGTGAAAAAGATGTCCCATGTCATGTAGAGCACGATGGCGGTGCCGAGCCCGACGACGATGGGAATGGTGGTGCCGGCGAATCCGGTGTCGGTCATCAGACCGCCGAGGCCGAAGTAGACGGCGGTGCCCTGCACGACTGAGCAGGTGGCCAAGACGATTCTGTGCCAGCGGTTTTTCTGCTGCACAGAGTGCCGCAATTCGGCGGCGTAGGTATCCTGAAGTTCAGACAACGGTGGTCTCCATAAGTGTTATGCCCCAAAAATAGGGCCGCCTCCATGTAGGCTGGTCGTCTGACCGGCACAAGGCCAATCCTGCAAAAAACTGGCAATCGTTAGCTTGACGATATATAGGGCGTGCCCTACATCGTACCTCGACGAGTTGACGGGGTGCCTTAACACCCTAAGTAGTTCGCCACTTAGAGGTTTCTAAGGTTTTTCAACGGGTTATAGAGGACCATCGACACGATCGTCCTCGGAAGGAGATTAAGAGATGAAGAAAGAGTATCCGCTGCTTCTCGCTGCGGTGAAGAAGGAGCAACAGTCCAAGTGGGCCATCGGTGATGCACTGCTGGCCGAAGTCGGCAAGCCAAGCGAACAGAATATGAATGACGGCAGCTATGAGAAGCTGACGGCTGCTGCCGCCTACCTCGAACTGCATGGTTATGAGGACTACGATCCTCGCGCCCTAGGCTTCATCCGCCAAACAGCCCACGACTTTCCAAAGTCGCGGCGTCATCCCGACCTGTCCTTCTATGCACACCGGGTAGCAGGCACGCCTGACATGCTCGACGCCATCAGGAAGGGCGCGAGGGGCAAGAAAATCGGTGGTCCTTACATCCTCTCTGTCCGCGCAGCCCAGCGCCGGGTCGAAGAGAAGGAGCGCGAGGCCGAACGTGAGCGCACTCAGCGCGAACTCGAACGGCAGAAGAAGGCCGTCAAGGAGGCACGCGAAGCCGTCATCAAAGCGACCGACAAGGCCGCTGCTCGCGCCAAACTCGCCGAGCAAGCTGAGAAGCTGGAAGCCGCGAAGATCGCGGCCCGCCGCCCGCCGCCCGCACGTACCGGCATCATCACCGAGGAAGTCGAACCGCAGGCGGTCATCGAATCGGGTGTGTCGGCGGACCTCGGTGGTCTGGTCGTACTGGTGAAGCAGATCGACAGGAAGTTGACCACGGAACTTCTCTCCAGTGTGCGTGAGTCGGCGCTCGACGTGTACCGCGAGGACGCGCTGACGGCGATGAACCTGCTGAAAGGAATTGTGGACAAGCTCGCCAAGGCGAGCCCGAACAAGCGCGGTCACTTGTACGTCGCGACGGGCTGAAGGCCTGCCGCGATCACTCGACCGGGAAGGGAGGTGAAGAGAGAAAATGACAGACAAAATCGAGCCGACTACTCGTCGTGATGCGATCATCGACGCTATATGGCACTGCCTGCCTGCGACAACCCTCAAGGGACTCGCTCGCAAGGTCAGCCGCCATCTGGGTGAGCGCATCTCGAAGGGTGTTGTCGATAACGCCATAGTGTATCTGCGGAGGCATCCCGAGCAGTACGGATGGACGATCCCGCATGTGAGACGCGGCCAGCCTAGACCGACTCGAAAAGTGCATATGGCGGACGGTCGCGAGGTGCTGGTGAAGGGCGACGAGGATCGCTTCAACGCTGTCCTGTGGGACGACAAGGATACGATCTTCAACGAAGATCACAAACGCCACATCGACGCTGGTATCGTCAGTACCCTACGCGAAGTGCATCGCAAGAGCGCCAACGAGTCGAAGGCGCTGGAAGCGGTGTCGCGGACTGCACCATCGATGCCGGTAAGGCGTCGCATGGCCGAGATTGCAGCCGACTTTGTGAAGATCGAGAAGAAAGCAGACGCGCTCATTCGTGAGATGCAACGCGCCGCTTAGAAAACCACTACCTGCCGCGTCCCAACCCGGTCGACAAACTGGAGGACGCGGCAGTTTTATATCATGTCGACTGGCTGTGCGTTAGCCCGGCAGGAGGGGGAGAAGGTGCGCGGTCATTGGGGATAACCACGACCTGCTTATCCCACCGGGCAGCGACCAATGGACAGGTCGTTGTCCGCACAATTTAGGGTCTAGCCGAATAGGTCGGGTTCGTCGAGGGCTTCGGCAGCCTCATAGTCGAATTGGCGCTCAAGCTCTTTCGACCGGATCAGCAGTGCTTGGGAGCGCAGGCTGAAGTAGTCGGTCTGTGCGCGCCGCATCTCTTGCCCTAGACGCAGGACCGCCTCCAGTTTCTTCTCGCGCTCGGTCAGCGGATCGGGCGCTTGCGATTCCACGGCGGCCCCTCTTTTGGGTCGAAGTAGACCGAGCGACGCCGGCTCCTCGGCTCGTATTCCGCTGGGTCGCGCCGGCCGGGATTGCCGGGCATAGCGAGTGCCACCAGACCGAAGAAGGCGACGATGGCGATCACGACTCCGAGCGCGACGCCGCCTGCCAGAAATGCCATATCTGCCCAATCCATCGTTCTCTCCATCATGCTTCGACCTTGGGGAAAATCAGCGAGTAGGTCGCGAGCCCGACCCCACCGGCGTCGGCCTGATGGTGATCGAGGACTTCCCAGCCGAGCTTATAGGCGGCGGCGATCATCGCGTCTTTGTCGATCTTCTCGCCCTTGGGAGCCCGTGCCATGCCCGTGAGCGTGGCCTTGACGATGCTGGGCGTGACAGTCTGCCATGGCATGTGATGGGTCCACACGAAGTGACGGCAGAGCGCTTGCAGGCCGTACAGCAGGAGCAGTTGCTCCATCTTGTCATGCGGCATGAGCAGCGGGGCTTCCCACGACATCGCAGAGAACGGTCTGGTGCGGTGGAAGCCGATCAGCCAGTCGCCGAAGCGGCCGAGCCGCTCGTGCAGGGTTGGATACTTCTCCAAGTCGACGGTGCCGAAATCCGGCGTCTCATCGCGCAGCATCAGGCACCAGCCGACCTGCTTCGAGGGGTCGAGGGCGAGGAGCCGGCCGCTCACGCGGCTTCGGGTTCGGGCGGCGGCTCCTGCGGCGGCCGAGCATTGTCGAAGACCGCGTCGGCCTTGGCTGCTCCAGCAGCATGGCCGGCTGACCAGCGCTGGGCGTCATCGGAGCCCGGGATGTTGGGGTTGTTGTCGCGCGGCTCACCGTTCATGCCGGCGTGCTCGCCCGAAGCGTAGGCGTCGATCTTGTTCGCCACGCCCTCGTCGTTGAGCAGATTCCACTGGGTGCCGATCCCACCGCCGTCGATCTTCTCGTAGCGGGCGATGTTGCGGCGTTCGGCGATGACCTCACCGACTGGGCGATTCTCGTCGGCGAACTTCTTCTTCAGCGCCTTGATGTCGAGGCCATCGGTCTCGGCGGTCTTGAAGTAGTTGTTCACGACCTTCTTGAGATCGCGAGCAGTCTGCGACGCCTTGTTGTAGCGATTGATCGCGCCTCGGATGTCCTTGATGTGCCGGCTGACGGACTCGACGCTGGGCTGGCCGACGTTACCACCGCCGGTGAGCGGCAGGCCCGGACTGGAACCGTTGGCCTTCTTACGACCCTTGCGGTTCTTGGCCTCGCCAGCGGCGGCCAGCCGCTTGACCTCGGCTTTGTCGGCCTTCGACCCCGCGAAGTCGGCGTGGTCAGTGGCGCGCTTTGTCTTTGGCCTTGCCTTGCGTTTCGCCATGGCAGTTCCCCTCTTTCCAGTTCTTGGCATCTTGCGCCAAGCTGATGATACGCTCGACATCGTCTTTCGCCCAGCGCGGGACGTTCTTGTTGAGCCAGTAGTCGATGCGCGTGCGGCCGACCCCGGACATCTTGGCAGTACGGTGTGATCCGCCGAGCAGGCGCACGGCCCGGCGAAATTCTCGTGGTGCTGGCATGGGGCTACCTATAGCACTTCACCGCCTACTTTAGGCACGCCCTATTTTGTTGATTGCCAGAACTTGGCGGACGCCCTAATTTGACGCCGCCACGCCGCTGGGCATGTCAGCGGCATTTGGAGTACGTCCCATGCCTGACGGCAACACCGTGCCAATGCACGAAAATGCGCTGCGTCCTAAGCTCTATCTCAATCCCACCAACCAGACTATCGACGAACAGAAGACCATGCTGGCGCACATGGTCGATGCCGGCGGGTGGCACGGCAAGGTCGAGCCCTTCGCTCGAACCATCACCGTCACCCCACAACTCGCCCAGCACATCCTCGACGACTTCAAGCGGCTGAATCGCAAGACCTCGGCGGCCAAGATCAAGCAGTATGCTGAGGCGATGATCAGCAACGATTGGTTCGGCCTTACCGGCCAGACCATCATCTTCTCGAAGACGGGCGTGCTGCTCGACGGCTACCAACGGCTGGCTGCAACGGCGATGTCGGGCAAGAAACTGCGGGTGCTCGCCGTGTTCGGCGTCGAGGACAGCGCCTTCAGCTTCCTCGACATGGGCCGCAAGCGGACCAACGCCAACGTGCTCGAAGCGCTTGGCGTCACCAACGCTGGCACGGTTGCCGGTGCGATTCGCTGGCTCACCATCCTGTCGTCCGAGACGCCGCACAATCGTGGTCTCGTGATCCAGAACGAGGAGATGCGGGCCTACTGGGAAGATCGCTATCAGGCGGACAAGTTGTTCGCACGGTCCATTGAACTTGCTCGCACAGTCTCCAAGGAAACCATGCTCAAGGGCCAGCGCAATTTCCCGGCCGGTGCGCTGGCGGCATTCTTCTACCTCTATGGCAGCGTCAGCGCTTCGCACTGGGGCCGCGTCGTGGAGTTCGCCAACAGCATGATGACGGAAGGCACACGGGCTCGCTCGAACGCCGCCAAGCTGGTGAAGCGTGTGCACGAGCGCATGCAGAGGGCTGAGGGTCGACTGCACGAGAACATCCGCAACATCATGATCGCACGGGCGCTAAGCAAGTCCATGACCGGGCACACGCTCGGGCCGAATGATTTAGGGAAGTCGGTTGAACCGGATTCCGATTATCCGAAGCTGCCGAAGCTGCCGAATACACCGCCCGAGTTCGTTGCGGTCTAGTGCGGCCGAAGCCGAAGTGGCACCGCGCACAGGCGATGGAGCTTGCGGTGCTCATCCGCGATTTCCATCGCCGATATCGTCGGTTGCTGGCGTGCCGTCGCGCGTATGACATTAGCGTGTCTGCCCTCGATATTGTCTTCCCTCATCCACCGCAGGCGAAGAAGAGGGGCGTGCGTTCCAAGCGGCCCTAGGGTAAGGGAGAGATGAGACCGCGCCCTAAAATCGTACCGACCTGAACAGGAGACCTCAATGAATGCATTTCTCGCCTATATTGTTCCGCTCGCCAGCGGCGGTGAACCGACCCACCCGATTGCCCCGGGTGGACCGCCGCCCGGAATCTGGCCGAGCCCCGGCTACCCCGCGCATCCCATCGCCCCCGGCGGCCCGCCGCCCGGCCCGAGCCAAGGCCCCGGCTTTCCGACCCAGCCCATCGTGCTGCCGATTCCGCCCGATGCGATTGCGCCCGGCACACCGAGCCATCCGATCTACATTCCGGTTCAACCGGGCCACCCCATTGTGATCCCGCCCGAGGCGATTGGCCCCGGCGTGCCGACGCACCCGATTGTGCTGCCGCCGCTGCCACCCGAAGTCTGGCCCGGCCCCGGTCAGCCGGCGCATCCCATCGTGATCCCTCCGGATGCCGTTTCACCCGGCGTGCCGTCGCATCCCATCGTGCTGCCGCCGCCCGTGGTGTGGCCACCCAATGTCAGCGTCGGTCATCCGATTGCGCCGGGTGGATCGCCGCCGGTTCCCGAGCATCCCATCGTGCTGCCGCCGCCCAACCAGCCGCCGACCTTGCCGCCGCCCGACAGCGTGCCGGTCGGAACTGTTCTGGTGATCGTCAAGACGCCGGAAGGTCTGCGGTGGGCGGTCCAGAAAGTCGGCCCTCCGTACAATCCGCCATCCGGTGGTGCCGTGCCGACACCGCAAGCGAAACCCTGATTCTGTCAGAGGTCGGACCCGGTTCCTGCCGGGTCCGGCACCCTCTTGTCCTCATGACCACAGCCCCCCAGCCTCGCTGCCAGTGGTGCGGCCAGTCCACGCACGGCGACATGGCCTGCCCGCGCGTCAAGGCGTTCGAGTTCTTCCAGAACGGCACGGTCCTCCGGCGCGTCGAGTTCAAGACCCCGGACGAGATCGACTTCAGCACCCTCTTGCAGGTATCCGAGACGCTGCGCGATTCCGTGAAGTCGCTGATCACCAAGGTTCGGGCTCTGAACGGCGAAGCCGACGACGAGGTCGTCGAGGGACGATAACGTGCACCGTCCGATGTTCTACAAGTTGCTCGGCAAGCTCGCGGTCCCGTGCGGCGACGACGTGGTGGACTGGGCGATGACGTTCGGTGACGACCGGCATGTGGCCGGCGACGAGATCGGTGGCGCGTTTGTCAGCACGACGTTCCTCGGCCTCGATCACAATCACGCGGCGATCATCCACGGCGACGCCGACGCTCCGCCGATCCTGTTCGAGACCATGATCTTCCCAACCGATCAGTGGGACCGCTACCAGACGCGCTGCGCGACGTGGGATCAAGCGATCAACATGCACAATTCGGCGGTGGCGATGGTGCGCGCCAAGCTGCGCCAGTTGCCGATGATCGTGGAGGAAGCCCAATGAGGCAGGTCCCGGCGTGGCAGGCCGCCAAAGTGCGCGGCGAGGCCATGATTTATACGCTCATCCTGCTCAAGTACGACACCAGCCCGCAGGCCGTCGAAATGCGCGCCGCCTTGCTCAAGGTCGCGGCCGGCAGCCATGCCCTGACGTTGACGGGTACACCGATAATCCCCGAACTGCCCGACCGGCCGCACACCGAGAGCGTGTGGCAGCACTGGCGCTCCATCTACAAAACGTGGCGCAAGGTCGAATGAAACCCCTCTTCGTCAACCTGTGCCTTGTCGTGATGCTGCTGGCCTTCGTCTACGCCTGCGTCGATCAGGGCTGGACCTATTACCCAAGCGAACGACGGATGTGAAACTGCACCAGTTGCCCGTGGCTACAATTTAGGGTATTGCAAAAAACTAGCAGAACTTCTCCTCCACAATCACATAGGCGAACCCTTGGCACGATCACCGAGACCTCAGCGGCCCAACCCCAACGCACCCTTGAAGGATGCCACGCGCGATCTCATCGTCACCGTCACAGAATCCGATATCAAGTCGGCCAAGCGGCGCGACAACGCGGCCTGCGCCGCCGCCAACGCCCTGTGCCGGCAGGAGCATTTCAGGCAGGCGATGGTCTACAAGACGAAGACCTACGTCGAGCGCCGGGACGGCTACTGGTTGCGCTTCATCACGCCGGGCAATCTCTACACCGAGTTGATGATCTTCGACCGGGGCGGTCGCATGGAAGCCGGCGACTTCATCCTCAGAGCACCAAAAGGCATCGAGAAACTGGGGGCGCACGTCAAGCCCAGAGGCAAGCTGGGCCAGACCGGCCGCCAGCCCAAGGTGATGCACTTCATCGACAACGTGCGCGCGAACGCGCCGAAGGGACCGGGCCTGTTCAGGGCTCTCGCCGATGCGTAAGCCATCATCATCCCCGCCGTCTGCGCCGTCTGTTGTCGTGAACCGGGTAAGGCGCACCAGCGACGGATTGCGCGAAGCATTGTTCCATCAGTTGGATTTATTGGGGGCGGGAATCGGAGACTGGAATCGCGCTCGCGTCATGGCGCAGGTGAGCGCTCAGATCATTTCGGCGGCCTACCTTGATCTGGAGTATGCGCGACGCGGTATCGGTGAAGTCAAGACGATCAACCTCGTCACAGAGGAATCAGGCGAGTGAGACGCTATTGCGTTGTCTGCCGTACACCGGGAAGACCTGAGCGGTTCGGCCTCTGCAAATCATGTTATGAGGCGTGTAGCAGATGGTCTTCAGGTCAGCGAGATGCGTGGTACGGCGGTCGCTCTCGGTACAATTTTCTGGGTGTAACGCAAGTCATCGTTGAGCAGAAGTACGCCCCGAAGATCGCTCGGCTGAAGGCAGAACTCAAAGCCATGGTGTTACCTCCCGCGCCCAAGGTGCTGGTGAATGAGCCGACCTTCAAGTGGCAACAGCGCGGGACAAAAAGATATCGAAGATGGACCTTCGACTCGACATGGCAGCCAGACTTCAATGACCACGTCAAAACGATGTGGAAGGCAACGCGCAAGATGCTGGAGCGTGAACTGAAAGAGTTGAAAGACAATGTCTATTATGCTCGCTATAGGGGAGCCAACAGCGCTGAGACGACGCTGTGGGTCTGCTGCCAAATCACCGACCGTACACCCCGTCTTCTCGAAGGACTTCGCACCGATGCGTAAGTGCGGCGACTGTCAGCTTTGCTGCGTCCTGCTGCCGGTTGCCGATGGCGCGAACATCATCACCAGCGACGGCAGGACGCTACAGATGCCGGGAGCGCTGAACAAGAAGGCGGGACAGCGCTGCCCGCACCAGAAGCACGGTGTGGGCTGCAAGCTCCATGGCACCAAGGCCATGCCGTACTCGTGCTCGATCTGGAACTGCCGCTGGCTGGTGAACAACGACACGCACGACATGCAACGCCCGGACCGCGTGCACTACGTGATCGACATCATGCCGGACCTCGTCGAGATGGTGCGCCACGACACTGGCGAGACGATTGAGATGGAAGTCATCCAGATATGGGTCGACCCGGACTACCCCGACGCGCACCGTGATCCGGCGCTGCGGCGCTACATCGACCGTCAGCGCAAGGCCGCCCTGATCCGGTTCAATGAACGAGATTCCATCTTCCTCGCGCCGCCCAGCCTGACCGGCGAGGGCTGGTACGAAAGAGACTCGAAAGCGAGTCCCGAGATGAAGCAGACCCGGATCAACAAGCTCGTAGACAGGCTGGCCTATACCGTCGAGTTCGAGGGCGAGCCGAGCGCCACGGGCATGACGAAGACGGTGCTTCGCTCACCAGATGGCCAGACTATCGAGATCGCTACCAAGCCGCACACTTGATCCTGTCGGTATGATGCCCCATATTTGGGGCATTGTGGACTATGACATATCGGTTCCTGCAACTCGCGATTATCGCCCTGCTGATCGTCATCCTGATGGTCTGGCAGGTCCGCCATGCCCCGTGCTTCCTGCCGTTCGGAGCCGGCCGCGACCTGATGGTGCAGGAGTGTGCAACGCTGATCAAGGAACCTCATGATGGACTTTGACAGATCGCGCATCAAAGTCCTCGTCAACGGCGAGTATTTCCCATCGGTCAAGCGGGCATGGACCGACCTGAAGATCAACGCCAAGCGCTCCGTGCGGCGCAAGGTGCGCCGGCAGTTGCGGGCCGGTCGGCCGCGCGTGTCGATCACGGACGACAACAACAAGGTCTTCGATTTCGAGAAGCGCCCATGATGGACTGCTCGACGCCACGATATGGGTGTGCCGTGGAGTCGAGGGCCGGTGGAGTTGGCGTGGGAAGCTACTCGCGACCGGCAATTTTTTCTGGAGGATGAGATGAGTTTCAAGTCTATCGGCCGCTTCCGCTGTGATGGCTGCAAGGTCATCGAGAGCGACGGCATCAAGCTAACGGACGACAAGTCATTTGTCCGACTCCCACGAGGCTGGCTGCGCGTCGAGACCACCAAAGTCGACCGGCCCGACAAACTGATCGACACCACGACGGTCAGCCACTTCTGCCGGCATTGCCTGCCGTTGATCGAGAGCTACCTGAAAGGCCGCAAGGACGAGCCGCTCCCCGAGGAGCCCGAGGAGCCCCTGAAGACCACACGCGGCAGCAAGATGAAGATGATCGAGCGCCACTTGATGCGTCCTGAAGGCGTGACCCGCCCCGAAATGCTGCCGGTGCTGGGTTGGCAGGCGATCAGCTTTCAGGACAACGCTGCGATGCTGGGCCTCATGCTTCGCGTCGACAGGTCGGAGAAGCCATGGCGCTACTTCGGGCGGCCCAAAGTGAGCACGCGCTCACGCCAGCAGCCGGAAACTGTCCACAGTGACAGAAACTGGCAGATGCCCTAAATGTGAACCATGGCAAGAACCAAGCGCCCACCCAAACCACCCAAGGTCATCGACAAGCCCGGCTTCTACCCGGGCATCTCCGAGCCCCGCTATCTGGAGGACCCGGTGGTCGAGCCGTCGCTCAACAACACCATCTGCAAGATGATGGTGAACCGCTCGCCGCGCCACGCACGCTACTGGCACCCAAGACTCAACCCGAACATTCTGGAGACAGAAGAGAAAACCAACCGGGTGAGGGACATCGGGTCGGCGGTTCACTCGCTGATCCTCGGCGAGGGCGCGAACATCGCCGTGATCCCCTACGATGATTACAAGAAGCATGACGCGCAGGACGAACGCGACGAGGCGCGCGACGCCGGGCTCATCCCGCTCGTGAACCCGGACATGGAGATCGTGCTGGAGATCGAGAAGGCGGCCAAGGAGCAACTGGCCAACGAAGGTCTCGACAAGCTGTTCACCGGCGGACAGGCCGAACTCACCATGGCGTGGAAGGATCGCGGCGGCGTGTGGTGCCGCAGTCGGCTCGACTACCTGCACGACGAAGTGCGCAAGGGCGGCACTCACATCACGGTGCCAGAACTGAAGACGACGGCCGGCTCTGCGCACCCGCTGGACTGGCAGTCGGTATTCTTCGACCAAGCCTACGACTATCAGGCGGGATTCTACGAGCGCGGCCTGAAGGCACTGCTGCCGAGCATCCAAACGGTCGAGTTCATGTGGATCGTGCTCGAACAGAAGCCGCCCTACGGGCTGTCCATCGTCAGGATGGGCAATCAGGCGGCGCTCGAAGCCTCGACACTGGTCGAGGTCGGCATCGATATGTGGTCGGTCTGCATGGCCAAGAACGAATGGCCCGGCTACGACAGCGACGCCGCGCCGCTCGATCCCGCGTTCTGGCGCTCGAACCTGAAGGAGCAGCGCCGGCTCGACGCACTGAACCGCATCGCCCTTTGGCAGAGGCCGCAGTGAAGAAAGAGGTCACGTTCCCTGACGAGGTCGAGGTCAAGGCGCTGGGCGAGCACCTGATGGTGATCCTCGACGTGTACGGCATCTGTCGGAACCAGAAGCCCGAGGCTGATGTCGAGATCAATGCCCTGCTGGGCGTGATCTACACGCGCATCTGCACCTCCGAGACCGACGACGACCGTGCCAGCATGATCGCGGCGTGCCGGCACTTCTTCGATCATACGGTCAAGGGCGACGAGGCGGCGGTGGCACGCTACCGCGCCATGTTCCTCGCCCTCGACAGCCCAGCGGAAGGCAACGCATGAAGAGGACTCGCATGGCCAAGACACCAACACCACCGAAAGAGCAGCAATCCCCTCCGCCAACCAACACCAACAGCAACGTCATTCGCTACAACTTCCAGCCGGCCAAGCGCGAGAACATCAATGTGTTCGTCGGATTGGCCGGTGGCACCGGCTCGGGTAAGACCAAGTCAGCGCTCAGGCTGGCGCGTGGCATGGTTGGGCCGAACGGCAGGATTGCAGCGGGCGACACCGAGGGCCGCCGCATGAGCTACTACGCCGGTCACGACAAGTTCGATGTCACCGACATCCTGCCGCCGTTCGAGCCGCCGGTCTTCCGCAAGCTGGCCGAGGACGCCGAGGCTGCCAAGTACGACTGCCTGATCATCGATTCGATGAGCCATGAGTGGGCGGGCGATGGCGGCGTGCTGGAATGGCATGACCACGAACTCGACAGGTTCGCAGGCGAAGACGAGGCCAAGCGTGAGCGCCAGAACATGCGCGCGTGGATCAAGCCGAAGTCGGCGCACAAGTCGATGGTGAACAGCTTCCTTCAGAGGAAAATCCCGATCATCTTCTGCTTCCGCGCCGAGGAGCGGGTGAAGCCGACCACCGGCGGCGGCATCCAGTCGCTGGGCTGGCAGCCCATCGGCGATCAGCGTTTCATGTTCGAGTTGACGACGCTGATCACGCTGAGCAGCGCCGCACCGGGTGTCGTCGACTACAAGCTGCCGCGCAAGATTCACGAGGACCATCTCGGCTACTTTCCTGACGGCGTGCAGATCGGCGAGCAGCCCGGCGCGTATCTGGCACTGTGGGCAAAAGGTGCGCCCGACAAGATCACGCAGGGCGTCACCGAGTTATTGAAGCGCATCAAAGAGCAGGACACCGGGGAGAAGGTCGACGCGATCATGGCCGAACCGCAGGTCCAGAAGCAGGTGCAGTGGCTGGCGAAGAACCGGCCGCCCGAGCACAAGCGCCTGTTCGACGTGGCCAACGCTTGGCGCTTGCACCTGCGCGCTGGCGGCAAGCCCGGCGCTGAGCCGCCGCGCGCGAGCGAGCAATGATTTACCCAACCAATCCGGCCTGCATCGCATGGGCGGAGAAACTGTTCGACTCGCTGCAAGAGGGCGGGGTGTGGTGCTGTCCGCGCACGGCGCTGATCTACGAGAAGCGGAAGGGCGTCATGACCTTGACGGGACGCATGCCCTATCATCCTTCCCTGCCCTATACTGAGGGCGAGTGGAAGGAATTGCAGGACGACGACATCGCCGGCAACAAAGAGATGTTCAAAGCGGCGGGCGTCGAGGTTGGCGAAGCGGTAGAAACGAAACACTGACGGGTCGGGTACACCCGTCACTAGCTACCGGGGACCTGACAACGGCCCCGGTGGACGAGTCGGCCCGGCCCAGTAGCCCGCTAAGGGGTAGAAAGAACCCCGATGCGGTTAGGTCGGGCCGATTTATCCGGGGAGGCGTGAGATGGCGCAAACGCTGTTGCAGATGATCGTGATGACGGCGGCCGGGAAGAAGACCGGGAAACTGATCTCGGTCGAACTGAACCCGGACGGCACGCCGGTGTTTGAACTCCTGAAGCCCTACATCCTGACGGCGCTCGAACCGGCGGAGGAGTACGAGCATGTCAACGTGTTCTGGACCGGCCAGTACCTCGATATGTTCGTGGACGAGATGAGCGCTCTGAAGGGGCTGCCGCGCAACGACAAGGCAACCAAAATCTACCTCAACAACATGCGCACGCACGACCCGGAGAATCCGGCGCTGATCGATCCGCCTGCGATCTACGGCCCGGCCGTGCTGTTCGACGCCAAGGTGTGGTTCTGACGTGTTCAAGTTCGGCAGCCTGAAGCTCGACCCAGTCGAGATCGGCAGCCGCGCCAATGGCATCCTCGGGATACGGGATTCAGGGAAAACATACACCGGGACGGAGATCGCCGAGCATCTGTACGACGCCGGAATCCCGCTGACCGTCTTCGATCCGACCGGCGTCTGGCGCTTCCTGCGTGTGCCCGGGAAAGGCAAGGGTCGGCCTGTCGTGGTGGTCGGTGAGCATGGTGACATGCCGCTCAATCCGATGACGGCTCCGAAGATCGTCGAGGCCGCGCTCCAGAGCGGCGTGTCGTTGGTGCTGAACCTTGCCGGCGATCTCAGCAAGGCCGACTGGCGGCGCATCGTGCGCGACTGCGTGCGCCTGCTTATGAACAAGAACCATGACCATGGCCTGCGTCATGTCTTCATCGAGGAGGCGGCCGAGTTCGTGCCGCAGCGGATCAACGACGGGCTGGTCTACGCCGAGGTGGAGCGGCTGGTGCGGCTGGGCGGCAATCAGCGGCTGGGCTGCACGCTGATCAACCAGCGCTCCGAAGAGGTGAACAAATCCGTCCTCGAACTGTGCGACAACCTGTTCCTGCACCGGCAGAAAGGCCGCAACTCGCTAATGAATTTGTCGAAGTGGTTCGACATCGCCGATGTGCAGGACGCCAAGCCAATCATCAAGACTCTGGCCACGCTGCCGACCGGCCAGTGCTGGGTGTGGCTGGAGCGCTCCGACAAGCCGGTGCTGGTGAAGGTGCCGCCCAAGGATTCCTTCCACCCGGATCGCCGGGTGCTGCGCGGCGAGGTCAAGGTCAAAACCCAGCCGGTGAACGTCGAGAGCTTCGTCACCAAGCTGCTCGGCGAACTGCCGCAGATCGAGGCCGAGTTCAAGGCCAACGATCCCACCGAGTTGCGCCGTCGCGTCGCCGAACTGGAGGCGCGACTGAAGGCCCCGGTGCCGCCCATGCTGGACGACAAGCTGATCGCCAGCGTCCGCGAGCACGGTCGGCGACTGGCCATGGAGGCCGCGATCCCGGCGTTCAACGATGCCCGGGAGAAGCTGTTCGCGCTGCGCGACAAGATCGAGGAGGAGATCAAGGTCATCTCCCACACGATGCGCGTCGGCATCACGGCCGGCGCGACCGCAGAGCCCGCTCACAGAGAAGAGAATCCTCAGTACCACCGCGCCGGGGGAAAAGGTGAGCGGCCGGCGCACCCGGTGCCCGACACGCCATGGACTGGCGAGCCGCCCGAGGTGCTGCGCCCAGCTACTGCATCCCGAGCTACGGAAAAGAAAGTTGCTCACGGCGACGGCAGCCTGCCGCCGGCCCAGCAGCGCATCCTCAACATGCTGGCCTTCTTCGCCGCCATGCGGGTCGGTCAGCCGACCAAGGCTCAGGTGGCGCTGTGGTCCGGGGTGAGCCCGGGATCGGGCAGCTACGCCCAGAATCTGGCCGCCCTGAAGGCCTCGGGTCTGCTGGCCTACCCAAGCCCCGACACGGCGGCGCTGACGCCACAGGGCGAGATACAGGCCCGCAGGACCACCGCCTCGCAGGAGGAGGTCCACGCAGCGCTGTTCTCCCGCCTGACGCCTGCAAGGGCCAGCATCATGCGGGAACTGATCCGGGTCTGGCCGCGCGCGCCGGGCAAGCAGGACCTCGCGGAGACGGTCGGCGTGTCGCCGGGCTCGGGCTCGTTCGCCCAGAACCTCGGCCGGCTGCGCGCCATGGGCGTACTCGACTACCCGACGCCGCAGACTGTTGCCGCCACCAGCATCTGTTTTCTGAAGGAGGGATGACCATGGGAACCAAGGCAAGGCCGAGTCCCTACGACTGCTACGCCAACCTCGAACCGGACGAGCCCTACTTCCTGCTGATGGGGCGCGATCCTGCTGCCGCCAATCTCGTGCGCCTGTGGGCGGTCCGCCGGCAGGAGGCCATCGACGCGGGCGAAAAGCCTGCCGACGACGAGGCTCAGGTCAAGGAAGCGCTGGTGTGCGCCGAGCACATGGAGGTGTGGCGCTTGCACAAGAACCAACCGCCAGAACTGGATGAAGGAGAGCAGCCGGTCGAGCCGTGAAGTCAGCCGATCCCTGACCGGGTGCCACCATGATCAATCGTCAGCGCCATCTTGCGGGGCGTGTCATGGTGGCTGAGATGGACCCACGATCCGAACTCCCAGATCAGTTGATCGATTTCGAGGGTGTGCAGGTGCGGCAGCAACGCCTCGGCGATCTCACGCGGCGTCCCGAATCCCGGGCAGATGAAATCGACGGCCTGTCCCTTGCAGTGGTGCGAGAACGCACTGGAGCCGACCGCAGCGTTGACCGCAGGCGCACGGTAGCCGCTGGTGATCTGGATCGGCTTGTCGCCGAGCAAGGTGCGCACCCTCTCCATCAGCGCCGCCATCTTGCGCAGTTCCTCGACGATCTCGGGCGGCGGCGTATTGTCGAGACCGTGACGGCCTGCGGTCTCGCTGATCGTGAACTCGCTGAGGGCGAAATGGGGACTGAGCATTTCGGTTGGCATGATGGAGTCCTCCAATGAGCGAGCCTATCACAGAGCCGGAAAAGCTGGCGGACGAGATCGCCGAGGAATTGGCGCTCTGCCTTGAGGTCGGAATCACCGTCGAGCAGGTACTGAGATACCTGAGATATCTGCGGATGGCGGCCGGGGAAAGACGAGCGAATGCACCGGCACCGTCACAGTTCGAGCCCAAGCAATGAAGAAGCTCAGCGAACTCGAACAGTACCGGGTGCCGTTGAAAGACTGCCCGGAGCCGTGGAGGTACGGCGGCAAGGGCAACGACCGTGGCGGCGCGTTCGCGATTCCGTGTGGCCTGTTCTACATGCGCTGCATCGCGAGCAACGGCGAGGGCTGGGACCACGTCAGCGTCAGCGTCGCTGGTCGCACGCCGACGTGGGCGGAGATGGAGTACGTCAAGCGGATGTTCTTCAAGCCGACCGAAGTGGCGATGCAACTCCATGTGCCGGTCGACGATCACATCAACATCCACCCGAATGTCTTGCACATCTGGCGACCCCATCGTGCGACGATCCCACTGCCGCCCAAGATCATGGTGTGACGCATGACGACCAAGAGGTAGCAATCATGAAGATCGTAATCGAATCGACCGAAGACTTCGTTGAGATTCCGACGAGCCTGCTCGTTGATGAGGGCATGGAGTTCACCCCATGTCGCATCTGGCACGGCATGACCGACAGCGGCATTGCCTGTGTGGTGTTCGTGATGGCGTTGCAGCCGCAGACCGATGACGAGGAGAAGCTGCGCGAGTTCGAGCAGGAACTCCAAGTCATCCCAACGATAGTGCCCTTAAATTAGGACACACCACAAAATGCAGCGGATGGACTTTGTTGTTGACATGCCCTATAATGTGGACATCAACAAACGGAGTCTAAGTTGCTATTTCAATCGAACGACGATCTCACGATCCCCACCTTCCTGATCCGCAGCGGGCCAGCGAAGAAGGTGAAGGAGCGGAGATGGAAGAAGCTCCCGAAGGCCGCACGGCCGGAAGGCGAGCGATGGGCCGATGCCGAGCGGTGGGAAGTGTTCATCACGAACACCAAGGCCAGCGCTCTGGCCAAGCTCGGCTCAGGCAAGCGCCTCGTGTGGGCGGCGGAAGCCGAAGACGGCTCGGCCAAGATGCACATCCGCGACGGCACGCATGAGGTCACGATCAGCATGGCCGACTGGCGACTGCTGATCGCCAAGGGCAGGAAGGTGTCGTGATGGAATCGCTCACCTCCTACAGCGACGTGAACGATGCGTGGGGCAACGTCAAGTTGCCTCCCGTCACCGCCGCCGAGGCCAAGCCGATCTTCGACAAGCTGCTGAAGAAATTCGGCGGCAAGCACCTGCGAGGGCCATGGTGGAGTCACCGCGTGAACCGCGCGTGGGCTGCGCCGAAGGGCACCGACACCCAGTACGCCCGAGGCAACGGTCTGCCGCGCATGGTGCACGACGCCTCGCATTGGGTGTTCGAGCGGCGGCACGGCAAGAGGTGGTTCAAGGCGCACAGCGCCCGGCACGCCGCCCTCGAACTGGAGATGATTCAGCATGTGCTGGCCAAGGGCTGGCACCTGCCCAAGCCGGTCAAGGCTGCGCCGCCCAAGCCCAGCCCGGTCGAGGCCCGCTCGGCCAAGCTCGACGCCACCCGGGCATCCATCAAGCGCTGGGAGACCAAGGCCAAGCGCGCAGCGACGGCGCTGCGCAAGCTACGTGCCCGGGAGCGCGGGCTGGCCCGTGCCCTAAATGCAGGGCATGTGCAAACGGCAGGAAAGGTTATCCACATGCCCTTGATTTAGGGCATGCCATCCCCATCTTAGTGGGGAGGGACGAAGCGGCCGGCGACCCCGGCACGGTCCCTCCCAGTGAGAGATCAGGAGAAAAGCCGACCGGCTACTTCGCCTTAACATTTGGAAACGCGAAAAGCCCCGCCTGCTCCAGCCTCTCCTGTCCGACCCTCAACCCCGCCAGCGCATGACACCGCTGAGCGGGGTCAAGGAGTCAGTAGCAACAACGAAAGGATGGTCAATCAAGTGAACGACAAAATCGTGGCAGCGGTCGAGGCCTTCAACGTGGTCTCGCAGGTCAGCAAGGCGCAAGCCGCGTTCGACTTCATCGCCCGGTACAAGACCGAGACCGGCCACCGGCCCAGCCTGTCGAGCATCGTGATGCTCTGGCAGGAAGCCGAGGCCAAGGTCGAGGAGCTTCAGGCTCAGGTCGACGCGCAGTAACCCCAACAACCCCGCCACGGCTAGGACCCGTGAGCGGGGTCGAGGAGTCGAAAGGACTACACCATGCAAAGCCACGTCGAGATCAACGTCAGCCTGAACGGCCGACACTTTTTCGCTACCGCGCCCCGCAGCGGCACCGACCGCGCTCACGTCTTGGACGTGCTCGCCTCGATCCGCCATCGGTTCCCCGAGAGCGAGGGTTTCCAAGTGACGGCGACCTACTGGGAAGGCACGGGTCGCAAGTTCAACGAGGAGTCGGCCAATGCGTAAACCGACCAAGGCTCAGGCCAAGCGCGACGACCTGCGAATCGAGGAGGCCTACAGAACCCGCTGCTGCGGTGTCCAGATCAGTGTGATGGACATCGGCAAGGTCTTCCGCGAGGGCCACAAGGCCATCGCCGAGGGCGTCACCGACGAAGTGCTGGGCGACCGTATCGCCACCTTCGTCGAGACGATCCGGCAGTAAGGAGTCCCATGCTGATGGCCGCGCTCGTCCTCACCCTGCTGATGATCCTGCTCGACGCAGTGATCCACATCTGAAGCCAACCCCGCCCGGGCCTGAGAACCCGGTGCGGGGTCGAGGCGTCGAAAGGACAATGACATGCGCAAGCAAGTGACTATCACCGACGAAGAGAGCGCGACCAAACCGGGCGACCGGCTGGTGGTCGTCGCCCGCGTCGACACCGTGAAGCAAGCCGAGGACTGGATCGCCGAGCGCGAGAAGGTCGACCCGGACAAGGTGCATCGCGGCGGCTACGGCATCAATGCGCCGGAAGAAATGGTGAACCCGCCGACCGTCAAACGCTTCGAGGTCGGCAAGACCTACAGCGACAGCTTCACTGGCGACAGTCAGCTTTTCGCGCACTTCCCGATCAAGGCCCGCACGGACAAGACCATCACCACCGAGGTGGATGGCAAGATCGTCAAGCGCCGGCTGTACGTCTACGAGGGCGTCGAGCAGTTCAAGCCGTTCGGCAACTACTCCATGGCGATGATCGTGAACGCCAACGACACCGACCTGAGCCAGACCCCGACCCCGGAGCAGCTTCAAGCCGTGCAGGCCTTCGCCGTCAAATACGCGACCAAAAGTGGCGGCTGGAAAGAGCACCTGATCACCTGCTGGATGAACGGTGCCGACGCGCGCGAGCCGAACGGCCACCTGCTGCGGCAAGTCCGCAACCAGTTCGGCCCTAGCTGGCTCAAGAGGTGGAAGTAATGGACCCCAACGCCTGCATGGAGCGCATCGAGCGAGCGATCTCCGACCGCGACTTCGAGGAAGCGACGCTAGGCTTGCTCGATCTCGCGGTGTGGATTGATCGCGGCGGCTTCAGGCCCGCTAACTACCTCGGCACCCTAGAACGGTTGCAGGGCTTGATTTAGGACATTGCATGTCCTACATCTAGGGCAGCAAAGGAAACAGGAATTTTCATCAATGCCGAGAGTCAACAAAGTCGAGAAGGCCCGCAAGGCCATACCGAGCATCGGCGTCGTGCCGGGCGACAGCTATTTCTGGTGGACGTTCAAGAATCAGACTGGCCCGGGGACCAAGGTCGTCAGCAAGACGTACCCCAAGCCCAGCCAATTGACGCGTTCAAACTTCAAGTCGCAGTGGCGCGGCTTCCAAGAGGAGATCGCCGAACTGGCGCTCGACGAAACCTTGAGCGACTCGCTTCAGGACATCGCCGGCCGCATCCGCGAGCTTGGCGAGGAGTGCCAGTCGTCGCTGGACAATATGCCGGAAGGACTCCAGCAGGGCGCGACCGGCGAGATGTTGCAGGAGCGCATCGACAACTGCGAATCATGGGCGAGCGACATCGAGAACCTCGATGAAGTCACGCGCGAGGAAGCGGAGCATCCGGCGTTTGAGGAGTTCCTCGACAACGATGCGACGCCGCAGCCGGCCGAACTGGGCGACCTGATCGAATGGGCGTACCTCCTGTGGGAGGACTACCAGAGCGACTGCGCCGAGCGCCAGCGCGAAGCCGACGAAGAGTACGAGTCGAAGCTCTCCGACGCGCGCGACGAAGCGATCAACGCCGATCCGGGCGAGGTCTAAGCCATGACCCAATTCCCCCGCATCAACCTGAACGGCACCCATGGTCCGCAACTGCTGGCCGAATACATGCTCGCCATGGATGCCGTCCAGACGGCCATCGACTTCACGAAGGCCATCACCTGCCACGGTCGGGACTACTACCCGATCAGCAGCGAGGCCGCCTCGACGGCCTTCGCCCAGCACGCCGCGCGCATCGCCGCGCTGGAGAAAGTGCGCAGCGAGCTTCTGGCTATCGCCCTGAACATCAGCGCTCAGGTCGATGCCCGGACGGCCCGGAGGGACGCATGACCTACACCATCTCCGACTTCCGGCGCGACATGCGCTACGGCAAATGGGCGTGGCCCGGTGGCTACCCGCGCTACTTCGTGATGGCTGACGGCGAGGCGCTGAGCTTCGAGTCAGCGAAGACGAACCGCCGGCTGATCCTCGAATCGATCCGCGACCACGACAACGACGGCTGGCTGCCGGCCGGCGTCGACATCAACTGGGAGGACCCGGCGCTGTTCTGTTCCGACACAGGCCAGCGCATCGAATCGGCCTATGCCGAGGATGAGGCGACACCATGAGAAGGAAACTTTACCAAGCGTTGGCCAGTCTGGTGATGGCCCGCAAGGCCTGCATCGATACCGACAAGGCGGAATGGCGAGAGCGCCACGAGGAGCGGCTGCTCAAGCTGGTGCGCGATCACCTGCCGAGCGGCGGAGGCTTCGACGCCGGCACCAAGATCGATCTCGACAAGTCCAATGGGGACAAGCTCGTCTTCACGACCTCGTTCCATCACATGGACGAGAACGGCATGTACGACGGCTGGACCGAGCACACCGTGACGGTGCTGCCCAGTCTGGCGTTTTGCTTCCATCTTTCGGTCTCCGGGCGCGACCGCAACTTCATCAAGGAATACATCGGCCAGTCGTTCCAGTCGGCGCTCGACGACGAGGAGCCGCAACAGGAACCCGCGTCGGTCGACCTGCGAGGCGAGTGAAACCCCGTAAAACCGGCCCTAAAATTAGGGCTTGCAATCAGGACGTGGACACCCTAAATAGAGGACATCGAAACGGGCATTTCCGCCCACCAAGGAGAAGATCAGTTGTCTACGTTAATGCAAGCCAGCCACCAGTGGTCGAGCCGACCGGATGACGAGCGGTTTACGTCCCTTCCCGAGATGCAGGAGCATTTCGACCGGGTCCGTGAGCAGTCTCGCGCCCTGACGGTGTCGAGCCGCAAGATCGAGTTGCAGCCTGTCCCGAGCGACAGCAAGGCGCTCATGGTAGTCGGCCCCAACGGGCACGCCTACGCTCCCACCAACCACGCCTTCGGCCAACTCGCGAGCCTCGCGAAGTCGCCGGGCGGCTACCTCCGCACGTTGCCGGCCCCTCTGGCCGCCGACTGCATCAACTACGGACTCCAGTACAAGCGCGACGTGGAAGACGTTGGCGTCCTGCTCCAGCAGAACGGCAGCAACATCCTGCGCTGCGCCACCGGCCCGAACTATGGCCGCATCTGGAACTCTGGCATCGTGCGCGGCCTGATTCAGGCGGTGGGCGATGGCGTCACCGGCCGGTTCAAGGTGCCGGGCGAGTTCGGCAAGGCCGTGACGGTCAACAAGTCCAACACCACGCTCTATGCCGGCGACCGCGATATGTTCGTGTTCCTCGCCGACGAGCAGAACCGCATCGAGATTCCGAATCGCCGCAACGGCGAGACCGGCGCGATGGCTCGCGGGTTCTTCGTGTGGAACTCGGAGGTCGGCGACAAGACCTTCGGCGTGGCGACCTTCCTGTTCGACTACGTCTGCATGAACCGCATCGTGTGGGGTGCTGCCGAGTACAAGCAGATCACCATCCGCCACACGGTGAGCGCTCCCGACAAGTGGCTGGAGCAGATGGCCCCGGCTCTGACGAGCTACGCGAACTCCTCGGCGACGAACGTCGTGAAGGCTATCGAGGCCGCCAAGGAAAAGCGCATCGACAACGTCGATGAGTGGCTGGCCAAGCGCTTCTCGCGCGGCATGGCTGCCCAGCTTCAGGAGGTCCACAAGCTCGAAGAGGGTCGCCCGATTGAGACCCTGTTCGATGCGGCCACGGCAGTGACGGCCAAGGCGCGCGGCATCGTCCATCAGGACGCCCGCGTCGAACTGGAGAAGGAGGGCGGCAAGCTCCTCGAACTGGCCCAGTAACGCGACGGCCCGGGGTTACGGCCCCGGGTCACTTCTTCAGGAGGGGCGTGACGCTTTCAGGGTTGCCCGGGGGCAGCCCGGAACACCAAGCCACTGCTGCCTAAGCCTCGTTTCCCTCCCCTAGTCGTTGGACGAGGCCATGGTCAAACCGAGTCACGCGGCGGTCTTCTGCCAGACCGTCTGCATTGAAGGCAAGTTGGTTCCCCCGCCCTACCAGCCCGCCCAGCCCTGAAAAGCTGGCGCGGGCTTTAGGAGTCGAAGGGCAATTCCGCCCGATAGAAAGGGAGTGTCGAGATGAGTGTACGTTTCAATCCGAGCAGCGTGCGGCCCGTGCGGGCCGTTCAGGCGTGGCAAATCCTCATTGGACACGGCATGAACCGACAGACCATCACCTACGCCCAACTGGGCGAGTTGATGTTCCACCGCCGCAGCCATGGCGTGCTCGACGAAATCCTTGGCTGCATCCTGCAATACTGCCAGCAGAACGACCTGCCGCTGCTCAACTGTCTGGTGGTCGCCAGAGAGACGGGCCGCCCGGGCTACATGCCGCCCGGCGTCGACCCCGACGCTGAGCGCGAGCGTGTCTATGAGTGTGACTGGTACAACATTCTCGCGCCATCGAGCAGCAACCTTGCCGACGCTTGGCAGGCCGCTGCGTGAAAAAGATCGACGAAGTGATGGCCGAGATTCGGGCACGTCAGGACCGCGCGACCGAACCGCACCCGGACTTCGGGCAAGGCTCGGTCGAGGCGCTGAACCGTGCGGTGCTCGCACGGAGTCGAAGGGCAATTCCGCCCATTAACTGTCAACTGGAGAGACCTGTGTTTTACAACAAGCGCGTAGAAGGGCGCGCGTTTCTGACCTTTCTTGCTGTCGCTGTCGCTGTCGTGGCGCTGGCGGCTGCTATCAGCAGCTACCATGGCAGCATGCCTGCGGGGTTTGACTCGCTCAACTTGCCGGCCGACCTGAGCGCGTGGAGCCGGCCATGAACGCCGACGCAACGGGCGGCCTGATCCTGATTCTGATCGCGCTGGCCTGCTACTTCCTGCCGACCGTCATCGCGACGGTGCGCGGCAAGGCCAACGGCACGACTGGCGTGTTCTTCGTCAACCTGTGCCTCGGCTGGACTCTGATCGGCTGGTTCATCGCCTTCATCTGGGCGTGCTCGGGTGAGACCAACGCCGAGGTCGCCAAGCGCGACCAACAGCACCGCGAGCTTCTGGCCGCCGTGGCGGCTTCTGGTGGCAAGGCGGTGGTGGTCCCGCCGTCGCCCGCCGCCAGCACCGGCAGCCTTGCTCTCATCGCGGTGAGCCTGATCGTGCTCCTGCCGGTCGGATGGTTCTTCGCGATGGCGCTGGGGATAGTGTCGCCATGAGCGACGAGCCCTTGAGAACTAATATAGGGTGCCCTATATTAGGGACATCATGAAGCCGCCTCTGCCAATCGATAAAGAACTGTTCAAGCAATCGCCAGCCTTGGCGGTTGCTTCGCACATCCTCGGCAACATGGGGAAGGAGGAGCCGACGCTGGCCGACCAGTTCATGGCCGCCACCTACAAGCTGCCTACTCCCTTCATCGGGATGCCCGGGCGATACAAGAGGCAGGCCGAGGCCGCGCTGTTGCAGTACCGCATCGACATGCGCAAGGCCCACCGCTTCGTGCTCGACAACGAGTTCACCGAGTACGTCACCCGCATGGCCGCTGCCACGGCGGAGAAGACGCTCGCGCGATTGCAGTACGCCACGCTGCCCTACGAGACGACGTGGATCGAGTTCGATTGCCGGGTGAAGGTGCGCGTCGCGAATGAGATCGCGGGCACCCCATCAGACCTGAGCGATGTTCCGCCGAGACTCGGGATGCTGATCCAGCGGATCAACGACACCGACGCGGTGTGCTCGCTGGTCAGCGAGATCGCGAACGGAGTGCTGCCGCATCAGGTGTCCTACTTCTTCTCGACGGTCGAGCGCGACTTCACCACCGACCATTTCGGTTGTACGCCATTCTCTCCCAGCCTTCCTGCCTTCCTGCGGACGGCGGCCCTGTGGGGCTACGCTGACGGCAAGCTGGAGACACGCAAGAGGGCTGGCAGCGTCAGCGAGCTTCTCGATCCGCGAGGACTGAAGACGCCGGTCTTTCTGGAACGCCATGGTGTTCTGGGCCTCAGCCGATTGCATGCCTCGTTCTTCGACGTGTTCGTCCATCGCGGACAGGAAGACAATCTGAATCGGGCGACGGTCATCGAGGCCCGCGAGTTCATGGGCCAGATTCGCTGGCTGGTCGCGGCGCTCGGGATGCTGAACGAAGTGCCGGTGCGCACCGATCACATCCAGCCCAGTCACTCGATGCGTGCCGGTGCGACGCGCCACAACTTCGTCGACTACCACAAGTGCACGCTGCGGCTGCCGAAGACGAGGCCGATCCCGTACCTCGAACGCTACCTCAGTAACGTCGAGCGCAAGCACCGGGCGCACGAGGTGCGTGGCCACTGGCGCACGTACCTGCACGAGCAGCACTGCGCGGCCGAGCAGCACGACTGGGAGTACGACCATGTCGACGGCTATCGCCTGTGCGGCAAGTGCATGGCCTACGGCCGGTTCATCCACGAGCACGTCCGAGGCGATGCCAGCTTAGGATGGGTGAAAAAGGATTACGTGGTCAAGCTCGACCACCAAGCGAGGATTCCATGAAGGGCACTATGCTGGTGATCTATCCGGCGAGCTTCGCGACAAAGCGCGTCGACATCGACGGCCGACCGGAACTCGACATCATCAAGGGCGGGCTCGACGGCGGCTCGCTGGAGATCGTGCCCTACTTCGACAAGATCAGTCTCGGCGGCGCAGTGCACCGCTGTGTCGCGTTCTGCGACGAGGACGGCAAGAACAAGGGGCTGCGGCTCAACGTCGTGGCGACCACGGTGTGGCAGCGCGGCTTGCCGCATCCCATCGACGACTGGCTCGCCGGTCCGGTCGTGGTGCTGTTCGGCGACAACGAGTTCATGGACGACATTTGAAAAAGGACAAGACAATGACTGAGAAGACCATCGATTACTTCGACGCCCCGCCCTACGAGTGGCTGTCGAACTTCTACCTGCACCGCATCGAATGGCGGGGCCAGCTTTGGCCAACGACCGAGCACGCCTATCAGGCGGCGAAGACGCACGACACGAACTACCAGCAGAAAATCCGCCTCGCCGAAACGCCGGGTCAGGCGAAGTGGCTGGGACAGGCCCGGCAGTTCGACCGCTTCGGCATCGCATTGCGCCGCGACTGGGAGACCGTGAAGTACGACATCATGATCGACCTGCTGCGCATCAAGTTCAGCGATGCCGAACTGGCTGGCAAGCTGATGTCGACCGACGAGGCCCACCTGATCGAGGGCAATACGTGGAACGACACCTGCTGGGGAGTCTGCAACGGTGTCGGCGCGAACAACCTCGGCCGGTCGCTGATGCTGGTGCGCGCCGAAGTGCGCTGCGCCTACTTCGCCGAGATCAAGGCGAAGCTGCGCCGGGCACTGACCGAGGCGAAGCAGGCTCTGGCTGTCGCCAAGGTCGCGTAGAGAAAATGCGGCTCATCAGCACGGCGGCCCTGTTTACAGGGCAGCGGGAGCCTTATATTAGGGCATGTACCCTCTGATGAACGACAAGGATTCCGAAATGAGTAAGCGTGCCGACATCCAACTTCTGACGCGGGTGGGGAAGGCTATCTTCGGCAAGCGCTGGAAGTCCGACCTCGGGCGGTCGCTCAAGGTCAACCTGCGCACCAGCCGCCGCTGGGTCGCCGGCAAGTCGACGTTCCAGCGCGACTACTGGCGGATGCTGAAGGACAAGCTCGACAAGCACGCCGACATCGTTGCTGGCGTGCAGAACGATCTGAACGTCAAGGTCGCCGAGGTCGAGAAGGAGGAGCGCGCCGCACAGCGTGCACAGCAGCGCGCGGCGGAAAGGCTTGCGGCATGATCGTGAAGAACAAGACGCTGGTCGACTTCGACGGCCAGCCGATGCGGACGCCGGACGGCAAGACCATCTGGACGGTGGGGCTCGTGCTGATCAACGCCGCCGTGCAGCCCGGCGATCCCACCAAGCCGCCGCGCTCGCGCGACGAGCACATGCTGCGGCACATGCTGGCCAAGCAGATTCACGCCCTGAAGGACAAGGACGGCGCGGACATCGACGTGCCGCTCGACCTGATGATGGCGCTCAGGGACGACATCTGCCGGCTGTACGGCTCGATGATCGCCGGGCCGATGATCGCCCTCATGGAAGGGCAGGCCGAAACTCCTCCTACCGAGAAGAAGCACTGAACATGGACATCAAGATTCTGGAGATCAGGGACGAGGCGACGTGCGTCCCCGTCCTCTGCGTGAACATGAACGACCCGGCGAACGAGGCCCAGCGCTACTACCTGCGCCGCTTGGGCTTCCCGCTCGACGGTCGGCCGAACGTCGCCATGACGCATCTCGACCTGTCAGGCGCTCCCATCTGGAACGACCCGTATGGCTGGCGCGGCAACGCGCGCACCTATGCAACGGCGCACAACTACATCTACGAGCACTGGCACGAGCTTCAGGACGGCGACGTGGTCGACGTGCAGCATATCCTCGGCGAGACCACCGAGAAGAAGATCAGCGAACGCCTGACGGAGCCGCTGTGATGACCCGCGCGCTCCTGATCGACGACGGCGCTCGCCTGCGCATCAGCCACCTGATCGACAAGGCCAGCCGCCACATCACACCGCTGGAGGCCGTGCGCGCTGGTGGTGAGCGGCGCGCGGCCGGCGTCGAGACCGACGACGCCAACAACGCCTTCACGATCACGATCCCGCGCGGCTTCCATGTGACCTATACGCAGGAGAAGCAGCGCGAGGACTGCGTGTGCGCGCACATCAGCATCAGCGTCGAGGACGCGCAGCCCGGCTTCGGCCCGAACCCGGTAGCGGTGCAGGTGATCCTTCAGGAGTTCGGCTTCAAGCACCCGTTGGAGAATCTGCCGTCGTGGACTTCGCGCACCGAGGACGGTGCGCTGATCGTCGAGTTCATCGAGCCGCTCGATGGCGATCTCACCCGGCTGAAGAGACCCAACTGATGCCGATGATCCGCGCCGCTCTATTGGCTGCCGTGGTGGCGCTCATCGGCTTCGGCCTCGGCGAGTGCGTGAACGCGGCGCACGCCCAGCAACCGCGCCAGCCGGTGCCGGAGGTACGCCGCCCGCCGCCGCCGCAGAACGTCCGCTGCATCAAGGACAGCTTCGGCAATGTGCGCTGCACGGACGGCACCACGATCCTGCCGGACAGCAACGGCGGCTTCACCATCATTCCACCGAGGAAGTAAGGGGAGTACATCATGGCGAAGGGAAAGAAGAAGGCGAAGGCCAAGGCGAAGCGCAAGGTGGCCAAGGCGCGGGTGAAGACCAAGCGGCCGTTCATCGCGATGAGTTTGGATGAAGCGTTCGAGGACGCCATGGATGGAGTCGATGCTCACTGCGCGCCAGCCCTGATGAGCAAGCAGCAGGCCGTCGAGTTCTACGGTCGAATCATCGACCGCTGCCAGTCGAGCGTCGAGGCGCTGGAGGAAGAGATCGAAAATGCTACGGCATGATTGGTACGGCCGGAAGCCCAGCGACCAGCACCCGCCGCTCGCGCCGCTCACCGATGAGTTCATCAGGAACTGCTACGATAACGGCAGCTTGATTCCGCCGGTGGACGGCGTCGAGCCGCTGTCCATGACTTGGTGGAAGGCCGCTGCGATCATGGCGGGCCTCAGCGCCATGCTCGGGGGAGCCTTCGTGTCCTTGTACTGGGACTAGTCGCATGATCAAGTTCAGCGGCACGCGGCCGAACGGGCGCAATCTGATCGTGCTCGGCTTGTCCGAGATCAACATCACCAAGATGCGCGAAGGGCTGCCGATCCACATCCACGGCGATGAACTGGGCTACGAGGGTGAGATCGTCATCGTGGTGGGGCCGACCGAGGACGCGCTGGCCAAGAAGTTCTTGGACCTCATCCCCGGGCTGGAAGTGACCGATCACCGCAGCGAGAGGAAGAACTGACGCAGATGGAACCAGTCATCACCTTGACGCCGGCAGGCAACGCCAGCGACCCCGGGCAGCCCATCGGCATGATCATGCCCATTATCGAGGGCTCGCCACTGCCTGAAGGCTGGATCGTGTTCGACGGCCGGGTGGTGCGACGCGAAGACTACCCGCAACTGTTCGAGGTCATCGGCCTGCGCTACACGCTGTGGCCCGAGACGCCGTTCAGGCAATGGCTGCGCCGGCTGCTCAGCCTACCCGGCCCTGCCGATGCGTATCGCCCCGGCGAGTTCCGGCTGCCCGATCTGCGTGGTGCGCACGCCGACATCAAGGTCGTGCCCGGTGCCTAGGTTGCACTCCACCCGCCGCGACTCCATCGTGTTCTGGGTCATCATCGCGTTCGGCTTCGCCAGCGCTGTCGGCCTTGGCTGGTGGGCGATGCTCGGAGGAGGTCAGTGATGTAATGTCGGTCACGGTGAAGATCGTTTTGTGGATCGCAACCCTCATGGCAATGACCGTGGCAACTCTCCTCGTGCTGCCATTCTGGACGACATGGATGATCTATCGCTGGTGCCGAGGTAAGTGATGGCCGACATCACCGACTGGCTGGCGGCCCAGCGCGACAAGCTCGCCGCGACCCGGGACGAGGCCTTCCAACGCGAGGACTGGGCGACGATCTCGGAGCTTCAGCCGCAGGTCGACGGATTCGCTGAGGCGCTTAAGACGATCACCGACCTGCGCAAGCGGCTGGCGGTGTTTCAGGAGGTCATCCTCGCCCGGATCATCGTCGCCAATGACGCAAGAAAATGTCCCGGCGGCGTCTTGCCCGCCAAACCAGAAGGCGGGCCGCGCTAAAGATGCTGTTTCCCGGCCCCCGGTAGGGCCGCCTGAGCGAATTTCGCAGAGGCTTGAGGGTGTAGTGCCACCCGAGGGGATGCTCTCTGGCGAGGAAATCAGGTTCCGGGTCCGTTCCCGGAGTCCGGGTTTGTTCCTGTACCCTGTGACATTTAATCGATTTCCCCCCTGTAACTCGGCCGACTTTAGGGGGAGGTAGCCGGGGCGGTGGGCGGCGGCGCGTCGGCGGCCGGCGGCACCGTGGGGGCCGGATTTGGCGCTGACGCTGCCGGTGGCGGGGTGATCGGCGGCGCGGCCAAGGGGACCGGCATCTGGGCGGTGCCGGTCTTGCCGACGAGCCCGCTGGTGTCGGCGGCCGGACCTGTGGCCACGGGCGGCAGCGGATCGAACCCGCCAAGGAACTCGTCGATGGGGACCTTGCCGTCCCACATGCGTTCGAGAGTCATCGAGCGGGTGCCATCGCTGTACTTGACCGTGAGCTTGGGGCCTTCGGCGTCGAGTACCTTGTAGGTCGTCGTCATGGAGTCTCTCCTTTGTTTCGATCTCGCGGCGGCTTCTGATCTGGCGGCGGCATGCGACCCGCGACGTAGCCGAGCGATGCGGCGAGCAACTGCGCGAGCAAGTCGACCAGTCGAGAGTCAGCATCGCACTTGAACTTGCCGCTGACCACGCTGTCCATGAACCAGATGCACGCGCCCATGCCCGACAGGATCACGAGGCCGTAGATGATGACCACGGTGAACAGCAGGATGAAGCCCCAGCGGTGCGTGTCGAACGGCGGCCTGTCGCTCATGCGTTGACCTCACGGCGAGCCCCACACTTCGAAGCTGCCGCTGGCGATGTTGCCACTGGTGAAAAACAGACGGAGCCCGGTGATCGCCTCGACGACCTGCCGAGAACCGCCGACGGTGAGCATCCACCAAAAGGTATTGCCAGTGACTATATAGCTGGACTGCCCCATCAAATCCTTTTGCGCCGCGCCCTTGATGTTGGGGACCATAAAATGTCCCTTGATGCCGTAGCCTGCCGTATTCGAGATGTTGTTGCCCGCCGATGCGTAGCTCAACGCCATAGCAGTACTATAACCACTAGCACTAGAACCTTCAGAAACGACAGTGGTGTTAGCTGACGCTGTATTAGTCTGGCCGTAGACGACCCCGATGTAGTGGTTCGCCGTCACATCGAGCACGCCATTCGCGCCATAGAACGCGCAAAAAAGATCGACCGCGTTAGTCACCGGCAGCAGATCGAAGTGGACCTCGATCTCGTTGATGTCGCTCGGGATACTCTGCAACTCAACGAAAGCCTGTGCCGTGCTCACCACCTGCCGCTGTAGGATGCGCCACGCATTGCCCGGTCCCGGCGGACCCTGCACACCTTGAATGCCGGTGATGGGGAAGGCACCAAAGAACATCTGCTGCGCGACATTGGTAGCGATGTTGCCTGCTGTGGCGAACTCAAAATAGTCGCTGCCATTGGCATCGACTGTCGCCTGTACCGAAATCTCGGAGGCCGCATTGGCTGTGTAATAGTTACTGCTAGCTTGGTTGAAGACAGTGCCGTTCTTACGAAGATAGCCAATAGCCACACCCCCTGACGCCGAACTGCTAGCGGTTGCTCCGCCATACAGAAAGTAGCGACCAGCCGGTGGCGTAAACCGACCATTGGCTGCGTTGTACCAGCCGCCCGAATTTCCAGTAAGAACAGGCAGCGCAACAGGTGTTTGCGTGGTCGGGATTGTTCCTGTTCCAGCCGCAAAGAAATCCCCCGCCGACGCTGGCCCGACCGGACCCGGCGGACCTTGAATGCCGGAGAGCGGGAAGGCAGTGAAATAACCGCTGAAAATCTGCCCCGCTACAGTCGCCGATGCTTGCACGTCAAAGTAATCAGTGCCGTTGGCATCCACGTTGATGTTGATGTCAACGCCACCAGCTTGCGACGCTCCGGCGGTCCCATACGAAATCGCAGGTACGATATTAACTCCGTTCTTGCGAACTTGCAGGTTCAACTGTGCAGAACCGCCACCAGTATAACCGGCCGACAAATTGTAGCGACCTGCGGGGGGCGTAAAGCGACCATTGGCTGGGTTGTACCAATTCCCGCTGTTCCCCGAAGTGATGACGCTAAAGAGGATCGTGGTGTAGGCCGTCGTCAAACTAGAGCCTGACGGTATTAACGCGCTAAAATCCCCGCCCGGAGTCGTGCCCGAGGTGGCCAGCCACAGCCCGGACGCCGCCACCCAGCGATACTGCACGCCGGTCGGTGCGAGGAACGTCTGGCCGTCCGATGGGCTGTTCGGGAAGTCGATCATGGTGAACCCCACACTTCGACCGCGCCGGAGGCGATGTTGCCGGTGCCGAACGACAGGCGCAGGCCGGTGATCGCACCAACAGTACCGCGCCAGCCTTGGCCATCGAACGTGCCCAGATAGGAGTTCGTCTGGTCGACCCAACTGCACGCGAAATCCACGTTCTTACCGCGCGTCGTGTCCCTGATGTTGACCACCTGTCCTCTACCGCGACCGCCGCTCGTGGTGCTGACGCCCCATCCAGCAACCGAACCATTGAAGACGACACCTGTAGTAAAGCCCTGAGAATTGCCGCTGTAGGTGACGACCGCCGCGCCACCCGCCATCGCATTGTTCGCCCACTTGCCGACCCATCCGTAGGGGCCGGTGGCGTCCAGCGTTCCGGTGTTGTTGTAGAACTGGAAGACGAGGCCAGAGGCTGTCACTGGCGTCAGGTCGTAGGTGAACATCAGTTCGTTGATGTCGGCGGGGATGCCGGTGATGTCGAACGAGGGCTGAGCAGCCGAGATCACCGTGCGCTGCAACTGCCGCCACGTCGTGCCCACCACGCCCGGCGGCCCCGCTGGTCCCTGCACGCCGGAGATCGGGAAGGCACCGAACCACTCAGAAAGGACGGTCGAAGCCGCGTTGTTCTGGACAACGTAGTCGAAGTAATCCGTGCCATTGGCATCGACGATGGCCGTGCCTTGCGGATCACCTTGCCAACTCGCTCCAGCAGGAACCTGCATGCCAATGCCGAGAAGGGTGCTGCCAGCGCCGCCCAAATTCACGCCGTTCTTGCGCAACCAAAGCTGAGCGGTCGTCGCTGAACCCGCGTAACTCACATATCCCGCCATCAGCAGATAGCGTCCGGGCGGCGGCGTGTAACGGCCATTGGATGGATTATACCAATTCCCTGAATTTCCCGAGTAGATCGTATTGGGAATCATCTGCGTGAGTGCAGTACCCAATGACGGCGGCGCGCTGTGATAGGCGAAGAAGTCGCCGCCCGGAGTCGTCAGCAGCTGGGTGGCGGGTGGCACTGCTGGCACCCACTGGCTGGAGTTGCCATCGTTATAGTAGATGAACAACTGCGCCAGTGTGCTGTTCCACCACATCATCCCGTTGAACGGACTGGCCGGGGCGGTGTCGCCCACGACAATGCTCTGCTGGCCCACCCCCAGCGCCTTCCACAGGTTCGACGCGGCGATCCACTGATAGATCACGCCGTTAGGGCCGTTGAAGATGGCCTGATCGGCAGGGCTGTTCGGGAAGTCGATCATGGATTACGTCTTGATGATCTTGTTCATGATGATGGTCGGCTGGGTGTTTTGATGCGCAGCGCCGCTGCCAGCAGTGTCAGTTTGGGAGATGTACCAAGCATTTATAGCGGCAGGCGCATTTGCCAAGGCTGACCAAAGATTGCCGCCGCTGGCGAGGAACGAGACAGTGTTACCGCCGAGCGTGTGGTTGTGCGATGGCATTTGTGCCGCCGTCAGCGTTTCAGTCTCGATCCCGCCCGCCGCACCCAACGTCTGACCAGCGATGCCCGAGCCGCCCGCCGTCAATCGTCCCGCTGTCCCACCCGGATCGAGGCCCGCCGTCACGCGCCCGCGACAGTCGGGCAGGTTAAACGTCGTGCTGCCGTCGCCCGCGCCGTAGGTCGTGCCGATGGCCGAGAACAGCGGTGCGTTGGTCGTGCGGCTCACCTGCGAGCCGTCGCACATCAGCCAGCCGGTCGGCACGGTCGTTCCGGCGAAGTCCATGAGCGCGCCGGGCGGAATCGTCTGCGCGCTGGCCGACGGCGAAGCAGGCACCCACTGGGAGCTTGTCGGGTCTGTGAACCAGATGAACATCTGCCCAAGGGTAGAGTTCCACCACAGCGCACCGGCAGTCGGTGAAGCCGGGGGAGTGTCCGAAATCGTGATGCTGGCACCGCCACCGCTGCTGATGTTGACGATGATACAGCGCTGACCTGCCGCCACACCGCCCGGTCCACTTTGGTACGTGACCGGCACGTTCACCCATGTCGTGTTACCGACCGGCGGCCCTGCGATGAGGTAGGTGACGTACTTTGTGCTGTCGTCCTTGGTTTGCAGGTAGAGCTTTCCGCCAGCAGACAACTCGGCCATCAGGTAATTGTAGACATTGACCCCCGGCGCGTTGGTGCCGCTCATATAGAGCGCGGTCGCCAGCGTCTGGTCGGTGGTATTGGCCCTGATCTGACCGCTGCTTGGCGGCGATGTCGTGGTGGCGTTGAAGCTGTACTCGGTCGTATTGCCCACACCGCTCCCGCCACCAACGAGAACCCACGCAGCATTGCTGCGGCCATAGGTGTTGCCGTCCGAGGGCGCTTCGACCACGTAATTCCCGGCGGGCTGCGCGCCGATGGCACTGGGCGTGATCGCGATGTTGCCAGCCGCCGTCAGCCGGCCCTGTTGATCGACCGTGAAGCCTGCGACGTGCCCGGCATCGCCGTAGCTGCTCGGTGTCACGACCGTGTTCGCCAGCGCAATCGTGCCGTCGCTGAGGATCGGATTCGGCGTGAGGGCGATGCCGACGCCTTGCAAGAGTCTGACCGTCACTTCCGAAGTCGCGAGTGGCTGGCCGTTGATGTAGATCGCCTCGGCGTTGATCGAGCCCACGCCCTTGGTGCCGCCGGGCACGCTGCTCGGAACGACCGCGCCACCTTGATCGTAGGAGACAGTCGGGCCGTTTTGTATCCACGGACTCGGCGGAGCCCCCGGGCCGGGTGTGGCGACCACGGTCGTGGTCGTCGCCACCGGCGCAGCACCGCTCAGGAACTGCGAGGCCTTCTGGCTACCGTCAGGCATGGTCTACCACCACACGACGCTGAACTTGTGCCCGGCGGTGGCAGCGTTGACGCTGGTGGCAGTGATCTGGCCGGGGATCACGTTCCACGACTGGCCGGGCGCGAGCGCGAAGGTCGTGCCGTTGCCTTGTAGCGCTGCCGAGCCGTTCGGGCAGACGTAGAGCGGCTCAGAGGCCCCGGTGATACCCTGATCGGTGTTGCTCACCGGGTTGGTGATGATGCCGCCGCCTTGCGGATTCGCGGGCACGGCTTGCACGGCGACGCCGGCTTGCGACACCACCGAGTTCGTGCCGGGTTGAGGATTGACTGCCATGGCGCGCTCCCGCTCAGGTCTTGATCATGGTGTTCATCATGATCGTCGGCTGGACGATGATGAAGCTCGCCGTCCCACCGCTCACGCCCATATTGCCGCTGGCGCTGCCTGAGCCGCTGCCGTTGGAATTGACGCTGAAGTTGTGGGCGTGACCGACTGCGGGGAAGTTGAAGCTGCCGCCCGGCCCGGAGTTGGCGTTGCTCTCGACGTTCTCGCCGCCGGTGCTGCCGGAACCACCCACGCTCACACTCGTGCTCACGCTGAGGGTGCCGCTCGCCGTACCGCTGATACTGGCGCTGTTCGACTGGGCACCGCCGACACCGGCGAGCGCGTTGGGCGTATTGATCGATGCAGTGGTCAGGCGGCCGACGCCACCATCAAGCGTCGCGATCACCCGGCCGCGCACGTCGGGCAGATTGAAGTGCGTGCCGTCGACCGAGCCGTAGATCGTGCCGATGACCGCGAACAGGGCGGGGAAGTTCGCCTGCACCTGCGATGAGCCATCGCAGAACAGCCAACCGCCCGGTGGGTTGGAGCCCGCGTAATGCGCGACCGTGCCGGGCGCTATCGCCTGCGCGAGATTCGGTGCGATCAGTTCGTACTTGGTGCCGTTCCACGCGAACTCCGAGATGAAGTTGGCAACCAGCGCGTTAGGAGGCAGCGGGACGCCGTTGCCCTGCATGATCTGCGCCGGGCCGGGACCGGGATCGAGAGTGGAGTCGCCGGTGTTGGTGTTCGCGATCAGCACGCGGATCGGCATGCCCGGGATGGGCGAGGTGAGCGGCGGGTTGAGCACGACACGCACGGCATTCTGGCTGCCAACGTCGGTGCCGTAGTTGCCGCTCTGCGCTTGGTTCTGGCCTTGCTGAAGCATCTGGCCGGCTTGGCCAGCGGTCCACAGTTCGGCGAAGGCGTCGTTGGCGTTCCACGGCTTGTTCGTGGTGCCTTCCTGCGCGCGCACCACGGTGGCGATGTCGCCAACCATCTGCGTGCACCAGACGATCTCGTTGACGAGTCCGGTCGCGGCGTCGATCAAGGTGGCGACGAAATACTGCCCGGCTGCCGGGCTGGGGAACAGGATGCCAGTGCCCGCTGCAAGCTGGATTGACGTGGCAGTGTTGCTGATCGATCCGGCCAGCGTGCTCTGGGCGTTGTTTTTGAAGATCAGTTGGGCCATGGGTCAGAGCCTCGCTAACTAATATTGACCACAAACGTAAATTGAAACGGTAGCTCCAACACGCCCGCAGCGATGGCTGCTTTCAGGATCGGCGCGTAGGGGCTCACCGGGACCTGCGTCAGAGACGACTCGAAGTCGTTGAGCGGCACGCTGTTCATCAGGAAGGTGCCGAGGAGCGCCCCTCTGACGAAGCGCCTGCGGTTCGGCTGGAGGTTGATGTTGACCTGATTGCCGGCTCCGAACGTGACCGACACCGGATAGGTCGTATCGGTCTGGCCCTCGCTGCCGTTGGTGCCGGTGAGGAATTGCTGGACGCGCCGTTTCAGCCAGCGGATGTCGAAGACCTTGCCGTCGCCCTTGTCGATGTGCCACGTCATGATGCGCTTGAAGATGTCGTCGTTCGTCAGCGAGTAGTCGGTCGGCGGGATGTTCTTGAGCACGTTCAGCACTGTCGTGTTGAAGGCGTAGGTGTTGAACGGGCCAACCGTTCGGCCATGTCCGGTACTGAGGGCACCTCGCTTGATGCCGTAGAGCCCCTCCGCCACCCAGTCGAGCAGTGCGCCCGAGATGTTGTCGCCGGTGTAGACGGCGAGGTTGATGTTCGACATCCACAGCGCGTACTGCTGGGTCATCGTGTTGTAGGCGTTGACGAAGGCCTGCAAGTCGTCGTCGTCGTTGTACTGCTGGTAGAGGTACGACGGGATCGTCCGCTGCAACGTCACCGGCCCGGCCGGCGGGAAGACCAGCCCCTCCTCGAAGGCCTCGGAACGGGAGAACACCGTCTGCGGCTGCATCACGATGCCAGCGAAGCGGTGATGCGACGACGCCGCCGTCACGCTGAGATCACCCGCGAAGTTGAACGGCACCTGCCAGATTTGCCCGGGCTGGACGGCGAACGTCGTGCCAGTCACGAACGGCGTCGCCGGGCCGCTCATGTTGACGAAGAGGGCCTCGACAATGGCCAGTCCCTGATCGCGCGCCGACGCGGGGTTCTGGATGAAGCCGCCGAGGCAGGGGCCGTACAGCACCGTGACCGGCTTGGACGCGACCGGGACCTCGGAGATCGCCAGCGGCCAGATTTGAATCTCGGCCATGGCTTATATCTGAACGATGTTGAAGTTCGACGACGTGGCGAAGAAGTACGACTGCGGGTCGCCATTGAACAGGCCCGTGCCCGGCGTCACGGGCGTGCCGACGCCGTTGATCGAGATCGAGATGATGATGGTCGAGATCAGCGACGCCGGCAGGACGGGCTCGACCGCATCGGTGAACACGTCCTGCATCGCGTAGAGATTGATCGGCTGGCCGACCGGGATGCTGTTGATGTAGTCGACCAGCGCCGGGATCGCCAACTGCGCCACCGCCGCCGCCGACACGAAGTTCGGGCTCGTCGTGTGCCACTGCACGGTCGAGGCGATGGTCTGCTGCGGCGGGATGATGAACGGAATCTGGTAGGTGTCCGGGTAGTCGGACAGCGTCACGATGTTGTTGCGCAGGTTCGGCGTGACCACGCCGCCGCTGACGTAGGCCGCGAGGCCGCTGGTGTTGAACAGAGCCACGCCAGCGACAAGCTGGCCGTTCACCGTCGCCGCTCCCGGGCTGGCCGCCAGCGCCCAGTTCAGCGTCGTCCCGGCTGTGCCAGCGGTCGCCACCAGAGCGGTGCTGTTCCAGCCGGCCGGCGTGGCCCCCGAGATCGCAAACGTCGAGCCGACCGTCACACCGTGCGGTGCGAGCGTCACCGCCGTCGCCACGCCGCCTGCTGTGCTGCTCGACGGCAAAGCCGAACCCGTGGTGATGATGCCGCTAACGGGCTGAACCCAAGTTGCGCCTAGCGCGATGGGAGTGGTGTTCTGCTTGGTCTCTGTGCCGGTGGCGTTAGAGACATAGACGTTCCAGCCCGTGACGCCGGAAGGTGGCGACGCTGGTGCCGCGACGTTCAGGAGATTGTTCGCCAGCACAGCGAGCGAAGTCTCGGGTGCGGCAGTCGTCTCGCCCAAAGGCGTGACCCATGTGCTGCGCACATACAGCGTTCGTGCGGCCAGCGCGCCGCCCGCCGTCTGGGAGAGCGCGCCGTTGGCACCCGGTGCCGCAGTGGCTGCCCACACCAAGCTCTGGATCGCATTGTTCGAGTAGGGCGTGCCGATGTGGAAGCTCTGCTGCGTCGGCGTGTCGATGACGGCGAAGCTGCCGTTGTAGGTCGGCGGCGTCACCCCGGCGATGGTGACTGGCTGGCCGGGCATGTAGAGGTGGTTGAGGTTGAGTGTGACCAGCCCCGGATTGGCTTGGCTGATCGTCACGACACCCAGCGTCGAGCCCACCAGATTGTTGATGTCGAACAGCGCGGTGTAGATCGCGTAGGCGACCTGATAGGGATCGCCGCCGCCCACGATGATCGACCACTGCCCGTTCGGCTGCTGCTGGATGCCAATCAGTCGCGGCTGGACGCCGGGGACGTTGCCCAGCAGCGTGCGCAGGTAGCGGCCCATGCCTTGGCTGGCCGCGAGTCCAGCCATCAGCACGCGCGAGCGATAGCTCGTGATCGTCTCGACATCGGTGCCGGGGAAGCCCGGCTCATCGTTGACGACGCTGAGCGTGAAGCCGCTCGGCACCGAGGAGATGATTCCTGTGACAGTGCCGGCGGGCACCGCCCAGATGCCGGGCTGGGTGGCGAGCGCGAACAGCGGCGGGGTGTTGCCGTCAGAGCCGCACACGCCGCCATCGCTCAGGGCGTACTGGAAGTTGCCATCGGTGACGGTGAAGCCCTTGCCGACGACGAAGCCCGGCAGGCCAGTGAAGCGGACATAGACCGAGGTGTTCGTCGACTGGCCGACCTGCACGCCGTAAATCTGGCCAAGCTGGTTCAGCACGAAGGCGTTGCACCCCCTCGGCGTCAGCGAGTTCAGCATCTCGACTCGCATGCGGTCGATCAGGATCAGCGCGGCGACATCGGTCGAGGCGATGTCCTCGACCAGCGAGCCCGGCAGGTTCGCGGTGTAGTCGGGGTTGGTCTTGCTGACGAGCGCGATCAGTTGGGCGCGCAGATCGGCCGGCGATTGCGGCATCAGTCCGGCCGGTCCGAGGACCAGAGGCAGATTGCCGATGTCTTCGGAGAGGTCGTTCGCCATGCGCTGGCCTCTAGGTCGGGACGGGGATCGAGACGGTGAGCTTAACGCCCAGCTTCGTCGTCACATAGATGTCGTAGGTCGGCGTCGGGTCGTCGCGCTTGGCGACCAGCAGCGAGGCGAACTGGCGCGAGAACGCCTGCTGGGTGAAGGCGACGTTGTAGTCCGGGTGTATCTGCGTCATCACCGACATGACCGCCGGGATGCCGTAGTTGGCGAAGAACGGCGACTCGCCGAGGTTGAGCTTCAGCACCTGCGCCAACGTCGTCAGCATCACCATGTCGTTCAGTCCGTTGGCGTCGGTCATGACCATCGTCCACGGACCTTTGGTGCCATCAGGATTGTCGGGCCGACCGTAGGTGCGCATCAGGTCATGGCCCGGAGGGGCCTTGCGTGTAGCTGCCGCCCGTCTGGATGCCGCCGTGCTGGTGCTGCTTGAAGTCCATGCCTTGGATACCGACCCGGCCCGGGTCCATGTTGATTCCCTGACCGTTCGGCGAGTTGATGCCGATGGTGCCCGCGCTGCTGAGGGCGATGGCGTTCCCCCCACATTGCACGGTCGCGCCGCTGACATTCATGGTGGCGTTCCCGCCGGTCACTTGGACATACGGACCACCACCGTACTGCAAGAGGCCGTTGCTGCTGTTCATCGTGAGGTTGGCCCATGGCGTACCGATGCTGGCTTGGCTCGGTGCCACCTGCATGTTCGTGCCGTTGCCGTAGAGCGTGCCGCTGCTGCCGTTGAACTGGAGCGCGTAGCCCGAGGGGCCGTTGTAGTTGGCCGTCGAGGTGCCCGTCACGTTCATGGTCGGGGCGGTGAGCGCCGCCGCGCCGCTGGCGTTCATCGTGTAATTGGCGCTGGCGTTCATCGTGTAATTGACACAGGCCTCCTGAATGTTGGCCGGTGTGCTGAACACGAAGCCGCCGTCCGTGAGCGTCATGAAGTGCGTGTTGTTGCCGTGGCTGTTGGTGACGCCGTTCTGGTCGATCTTGATCTCGTTGCCGAAGGCGTCGAGCCGGATTCCGTTGGCGTCCATGGTCATCGTGCAGTCGCCGCCCGCATTCTTGAACGACAGCAGCAGCTTGTCCTTGTCGATGTGGACGTTGACGTAGTCGTTCAGCTTGTACTCGATCTGCGTCGGCGTCAGCGTCAGCACCGACTTCTTCTGGTCGTCGCGCAGGATCACGCCGTTCGGCGCATAGACCAGTGTCGCCTTGGCATCGTCGGTGTCGTCGAACCCGGTGTTGCCCATCGGGAAGAAGACGCCGGTCGACAGGTTGAACTGCGTCGCCAGCGTCGCCACACCCTCGCCCAGTCCCGACATCGCGCCGAGCGCCGTATCGCCCGACAGCACCACGCCCTTGTCGCCCTTCTTCAGCGGCCAGCGCACGTACTGCGGCCCATAGACCGGCATCTTGACCTGCGGCAGCGTGAACTGGCTGTCGATCTCGAACTGCACCGTGGCGATGGTGTTGGTCGGGTCCATCTCGACGATGGTCGCCGGCAGCGACTTCTTCATCACCTGCTGCTGGGCAGAGAACTTGTCCCGCGCAAAGCGGTTCATGTTCCTCGCGAAGGGCTGTCGCTGGGCAGTGGTCATGCGAAGTCTTTGTTGGCTGGGGTGGGATTCTGCGGCGGGTCCGCCTTGGGCTGCTGCTTCATCTTGTTGATGAGCGTTCCACCGAACGGCAGGCTGACATCGCCCGCCGCAGGAGGTGGAGTCGGGTTAGTGGCGCTGGGCTGCGAGCCGGCGGCCGGCTTGGTGGTATCGGTCGCAGGGTCAGTCGACGGGGTGGACATGGTGTAGAGCGTCGTCCACGACGGAGCATCGGCCTGACGGAAGCGCGCGTGGTGATGGATACTCTCGACAGAGAAGCTGCCTTGGAAGATCAGCGGATTGGCTGACCCCGATGGGTCGCCATTCTCATACGGTGCAGTTGTACCCGACTGGACCACATAGGGTGATTTCAGCGAACTCGGCAGCTTCACCACGTCGTCGAGTTGAATGTCGCCGCGCAGCACCGTCGTGACTTGGATCAAATCCTGCTCTTGCCACGACGGCTGGCCGATCAGGTCGATGAAGTCCAACTGCTTGATCGACAGCGTGTCAGCGGCAACCGTTCCGTCGCTGACGACAATCGTGTCGCCGTCCAACCTGATCTGGACGCCCTGCCATGGCGTGCCGTCCAGTCGCTTCAGCCCGGCGAACTGCTTGGCCATGGTGTACTGCTTAACCGCTGAGGCGAACTGGCCCAGCGTGCCGTAGAAGCCGTCCTGATTGCCCTTCACCTTGAGCTTGTCGCTGATCGCGATCTGAAGATTCGGGTTGGTGAAGGAGTTGCGCAGCGTAGCGGCGATGGCGTTGGCCATCGGCTGGCCGTCCAGCCAGTGGAAGGTGACGTTCGGCTGGGCGACTGCGGGATCGTCCTCGTCGCCCGCGCGCAGCAGCATGTTGAGCGCGATCACCGGGCCGTTCCACTCGCCCCACGCGCTCTCGATGTGGGCTTTGACGATGATGTCCGGCGTCTTGGGGATCGCCAGCGGCAGGCCCTTCTTCATCCCCGCCCTGATCTCGATCTTGCAGCCGACGAGGTTGGTGCTTTGCGCAAGGTCTTGCAGGCCGCAGCCATACACCTTGACTATCTCGCCGCCTTCCGGCGCGTCGGCATACGCAATCGGGATGTCGAAGCTGATATCGAGCGCCGAGGTCAGGTGCTGGCCGTTGACGAAGCTGGTGTAGCTCGCATCGGTCGCGCCCAGTGCCTTCATCGACGGCGGAATCCACAGCGCGTCATTCTTGAGGATTTTGATCTGGTAGAACCTCACGGCTGGACCTCGAACACCCGGCTGGTCTCCCGGTAGACCAGCGTCGAAGTGAACTGGTAGCCCGCCAGCATGTCGATATCGAAGCTCAAGGTGCCGTAGTTGGTGATCAGCCCGGGGTCGGTCGCCAGCGGATAGCTGAACGTGTTCGGGCCGGTGATCAGGCAGCGCTGCAAGCCGTTGTAGCCATCGGGCAGGGTGTCGGCGATCACGAGGTCGAGCGTGTCGCCGATCCGCAAGCCGGTCGGCACCACGGTCGAGCCCAGCGCGAAGCCGTTCTCCCATTCCAGTGTGTCGACGGTCTGGCCGATAGGCGACCCGGACAGCGCCATGTCGAACACCAGCAGGCCGTTCGGGTTGGTCAGCGCGATGTACCAGCGCTGCCCGGCGAGGTTCCAGTAGACCATCGCCGCGTAGCCATTGCCGTCGAGCACAGGCTGGAACCTGTAGGGCACTCGATTGCCGACACTGGACGGCGTGAAGGCGAACGATTGCATGGTCAGCGCCGCGAGACTTGCGGTGCGCCGAAGCCCGACTCGCTGAACGCCGGGGCCGCCGGTGTGTTCGCGGTGAAGCCCGAATCGCTGGCTGCCACCGGCGTGTTCGCACCGAAGCCTGAATCGCTGTAGCCCGGAACGGCCACGGGGTTGGTCGCACCGGCGACAGGCGCTGCCGCACCAGTGTCCGCCGGCACCGCGCCGCCGGTCGACAGACCGGACAGCGAAGGCTGGCCGGCGACCTGACTGCCGCTGTCCATCTGTTGCATCAGGTTGTTCAACGCCCCCTCGGCGTTCTGGGCATCATTGATGGTGATGAGCGGTTTGACGAACTCCAGTTGCCATGTGTTCTGCACCTGCCGGGTCGCCGAGGTCGAGGTGTCGCGCATCGATACGAGGAGGCAGTTCACGTAGATGAAGCTCGGCGTCAGCAGCGTGTAGGTGCCGCCGCTTTTGTTGTGCGTCTCCAGCACGCGCTGAAGCATCATCATGATCGGCAGCTTGGCGTAATAGCCGCCCGGCCCCTTGGCAGGCACCGTCATCTGGAACGACACCTGCATCGGCTTGGTGATGATCGCGTTGGCGGCGGTCTGCTGGTTGGCGAACGGGTATGTCGCAATATCCTGCTCAATTAGAGACGCACCGGGCAGCGGCTGGTAGTGGGCGAAGAAGTTGTCGAGGTTCACATCGCCACTCGGGCCAAGTAGGCCGAGCGGCAGGTTGATCGCCTCGGTGATCGCCATGATCGGCAGCATCTTGAACGGCACAAGATCGGCCACCCCGCCGACCAAGATGATCGGCGATAGCTCGAACGCCATCTTAAACGCGGCAAGCCCTACACCCATGGCTGCTCCTTACAGGGTGCTCGCGCTGGCGTGGACGTTGCCGCCGGTGTTCTCTCTCACGTCCACCTGCACGCGCGGAATCTTGTAGGCCAACTGCTCGCCCTGATGGCTGCGGTTGTATCTTGCTTCTTGGACAGCCGCTGGCCGCTCGTAATACTGCGAGAAGGCACCCGCCGACCCACCGGCTGTGTGCTCCGCCATCAGCCTCTGGCCCGCGCCCGCCTCGGTGTGCTTCAGTTCCCAGTCGATGAACTTCAGTTGCTCCAAGCGCGTCGACTGGCGGATGTCGTGGCCGAACAGTTTCTTGAACTCGGCCTGCCGGTCCGGGTGCCACTGCGCCAGACCGTAGGCGAGGCCGCCGTCGCCGACTGCGTCAGTCCTGCCACTCGACTCCGCAAGGATGTTGGTGACGATGCCGACCGCGTTCTCATAGCTCCAGCCGAAGCCCATCAGGGTCTTGATGTCGCCCGCTGAGGTGCCGGGATCGCTCAGCCCGGGGACTTTGCCGCCGCCTTGCCACGCTCCGTGCCCGCCGCGTCCTCCGCCACCGCCACCGCCGCCGCCACCGTCACCACCACCGGCCGAAGAACCACGCCGCGTGAAGCCCATGCGCATCGCGGCGGTGCTTCGTCCGCCGCTGCGCCGCTGACCAGCCTGCCCGCGTCGTCCGCCGCCATGCGTCTCTGTCGCGCCGCCGCCATCACCGCCGCCACCGCCGCCACCGTCACCGCCATAGGTCGGCGGGGGAATGTTCGCGCCGGTGAACCAACCTTTCACCCGGTTGACAAAATCGTGCACGGCGTCGGTGCCCGGTGCTTTCCAATTCGGGTCCGGCGTCCCACTGGGAACCGGGATACCAGCGGCAAGCCCCTTGGCAATGCCCTTGCCTGCATCAGTCCAGATGTTCGTCGACTTCGGCGCGTCGGGATTGTCCGGGTCATCGTTCGGATAGTAGATACCGCCGCTCATGACGTGAATGCGCTGCTTCGTCGTCATGTTCTTCCACTGCTCGGGCGTGTACTTCGAGCTATCGGTCTTGAAGAAGTGGGTGATGGCTTTCAGTTGCACCCCAAATTCAATCAGAGCAGGGATCACGTCCTTCTTGAAGCCGCCACCCTCGCCGAAGAATTTGACCAGCCAGTCGAGGCCGTCGTTCAGCAGACCGATGATGTTGTCTAAGCCGCCACCTCTCAACCAGTTGGTGATGAGGTTGGTGATTCTGTCGGTCAATTTCGAGAGACACGGCATGAGCTTGGCGATCTCGTCGACCAGTGCCGATCCGATGGTCTCCTTCGCCTTTTCGAGCATGTGCAGGAACTCGCTCCACGCCTTCGCCGACTTTTCCTTGAAGCCGACCTCGCCCGCCTCCTTGGATTCCCGCCCCATCACGCCCTGAAACTCTTCGCGGCTCATGCCATGCGCCCGCTCCATGCTCTCTGTCGTGATGCCGAACTCGCCCGCACCCTGCCTCTCGATCCAGCCGCCCCACTGCGAGCGGCCCAGCTTGTGCGACGCCTCCCAAGCCGCGTTCAGCACCGCTCTGTTCTGATCGTGCGCCGACAGACCACGACCAATGTGCATCTTGCCGAGCGCCCGGAAGGCTTTCGACCGCCGGTCAGCCCGCGCCGTCTCGACGCCTCTCGTCAGGCCGGGAACGTCGAACGTATCGCCGAAGTTCAGTTCGAGCGCCTTCTGCTGGCCGCTCGACAGACCGACGCCTGACGCTGACGCCTGCCGGGCACGGATTCCCTCCGCTGCCGCTTGGAGACCCCACAGCGTCGTGAAGCTCGCGGCCAGACTGCCGATCCCGGCAAAGATGCCGGTCCACTTGATCAGGTGCCACGTCGTGTCCTTGATCTTCTCGTAGAACTTGGTGGCGTGATCCTTCGTCTTCTCCCAGTCGCGGGATACCGCGTGCGCACTGACGGCCAAGTCTTTCTGGGCGGACACGTTCTTGCGCATGATGTCGCCCTGCGCCATCAGCGCCGCCGTCATGCGATTGAAGGCCTCGAACGCGATCTTGTTCTCTTTCGACACAGCGGCCCACGCGCTCGGCGTCTTCGCCAGCACCCGCTGGTACTTCTCGAACGACACCATGAAGCTCTTGAAGGCCTTGTCGTCTACGTCGATGTCGACGACAGCTTTTGCATTCACTGCCATGGATCATCTCCCGCTCAGGGACTTGCCCAGCGCGATCAGGTAGCGATTCCGGTAATCGGCGGCAGACAAGAAGTTCCAGTCGGGCAGCCGCTTGAAGTAGGGCACGTAGCCCTCGGTGACGACCCAATCTAGGATGGAATGGACGACACTGTCGCCTTCGCGCCAGTATTCTCGACCGGCGTCGATGTCGGCAAGGACGCAATCCATTCCGTAGAGGTCAATGACGTGGTCTGCGAGCCAGATGTCGCGAGCATGGGGTAGATCAGGTCCGTCAACTCGTCGCGCTTGTGGACCCACGAGGCTGCCGTAAAAAAAACGATGTGGTTGCGCACCTCCGCCGCGTCGTCCTCGCTGATCATCTTCTCGGCCGTGATCTTCTCGAACGGCAGCGTGGTCCACCCCGTGTCGATCTGGCCCAAGCCCTGCACCAAGCAGTTTGTCACGCGCCAGATTTCCGGCAGCAGCGAGGTCTCGACCGACTGTTCGACGCCCATGTCCTTCGCCACCTTGCGCAGCATGAGCATGGCAATGCGTTGCGCCATCGGCGGCGGCAGGTTCTGCTCGTACATCCCCGCCATCAGCTTCGTCAGGATGAGAAAGTGCGCCTCGAATATCTCCCGGCGAATCGGCGTGTGGTGGACGTAGATGGTTTTGTCGTCGTCAGTGGTGACAGTCAGGACAAGGTTCAGGCGACGGTCGATCTTCATGCCCTAATTAGACGCCAATTAGATACTGGCCGCCAAGCCCGATTTCACGAGGATGACGACGATGGCGGCCAGCAGCGCCATCACGTAGAGGAAATTCTTGACCCATGCCGGCGAGCCCGGCGGCAGCGGCAGGTAGTAGATCAGCCACATCACCAGCGCCATCACGACGATGACGACGACGACGAATATGAGAATGCTGCTCATGGCCCGCCCCACAGCGAACTGTTGACGAGATAGTAGCCGCGCAGGGTGACGCGGAACGAAGCGTCGGTCCCGGCGAAGCTCAACTCCGCCACCGATTCGATGGCGCAGTTCTTGATCTGGTAGACCCCGATGCCGCCTTGGTTGATCGCCACGTCCGGGTAGACCGTACCGTCGCCGATGCGGGCGTCGAGTTCCATCTGCGTCTTGTAGAGTTCGGCAAGCTGCTGGGTCTTCAGCAGCGTCGCCGACAGGGTGATCATCTGGTACGGCTCCGGTGACAGGACCGCCCCGGTCATGGCCGGGAGAAACGCCACCGATCCGCCGTCGAGCGCCAGCCTGAGCCCGTCCACGCCCAGATAGGACTGGGTGATGTTCAGGCTGGGGAAGCTGTTCCACACCACCGAAGCGCGCAGGCGATTCAGTGAACCAAGAGCAACAAGAGGGTCAGCCATGGGTCATCTCCATCAGGAACTCGGCCGGATGCTTCGAGGCCTTGCGGGCGTTGCACGGCCGACAGGTCAGTTGAATGTTCTCGTCGACGTGCAGGCCGCCTCGGGACAGAGGCATGTAGTGGTCGATGGCGTAACGCTTGCTGATATCTGCTGGGCAGTACGGGCACTGACTCCCTTGTTCAGATAACAGCAACTCGATCAGGCCCTCGGACAGTTTCAGCCCCTTCTTCCGCGAACGTCGGCGAGCGCTGTCGTTGCGTGACGTTTCGGGGTGCTTCTCTCTGTATCGCATCATCCGATCAGCAGCCGACCGTGGATGCAGGACGAGGTGGCGTTCGCGCTGGGCCACCACCTTGTCTGGGTTGTCCTCAAGCCAGCGCCGCCGCCTTTGCTTGGTCTCGGACTTCGCGTTGGTCTTCTTCACGATGGCACGATGGCGCTCGGAGTTCGCCCGGTTCCATTCGACCTGATAGCCGGGATTCCTCGCACGCCATCGAGCACACGCCGACCGGCAAGTCTCTCGATGCGCAGCGCCATACCGTCGCTGAATCGCGCGCTGCGCAAAGTGTGGATTCACCAACATCAGACTCATACGGGTGCCGCTGCAAAATCTGTCACGTGTATGTTGAATATAATATGCTCGAAGCCACGGAGCGGCGTGTAGACCATGCTCAAGCCGTCGTACTCGCCGATCTTGTAGTGCGAGGGATTGGCTGCCGTGTAGGTCGGGAACGGCACTGCGTTCACGACCAGCATGCCAGCGTAGAGGCCGGCATTGATGTTGTTGACGAAGGTCTGCGGGTCGAGCGCCACCTGCTTGACCGTGCCCAGCGCCATGCCATAGGCGATGGCGTTCGATCCAGTGTTCGCCGCTACCGCTGAGAGACGGTTGATGCCGTCCTGATTGTAGTAGAGCGGATTGATCGGATCGTTCGACCCATTGATGATCGCGGCCGAGATGTCGAGGTCGATGTTGATCTGCATCCAGTCGACCGAGTACCAGTAATTGAACGGTCGACCGTCCATCGTGTGGCCATAGATCAGGATGGTGTCGCTGATCCCGCCCTCTGCGCCGAAGCCGACGAGGTTGACGTTCGCCGTCTTCAGCGTCGCCATCAGCGGGCCATTGCCCTGTGGCGGGAATTGGGTCACGCCGTACAGGAACGAATAGCTGAAGGGCGTGACCTTGTTCGTCGAGGACGGCGTGTAGTTCAGCGACACCCACCAATCGGACGCCGCCGAGAACTCAGTCGCCGGGACGCCGGGCGAGGTGTAGATGCTCTGCGCGAGGAAGCCCGGCGTCGTGGCAGGACCACCCGGATCGACTTCCGATTCCCAGATCAGCGCCGTGCCCGTGGTGCCCGGCCCCGCCTGATGGATGCCGTCGTAGCCGGCCGGCACGGTGCCTTGGATCGTGAACCAGTCGCCGGGCTTGACGTTGTGGTTGGCCACCGTCGCCGCCGTCACCGTGCCCGCCAAATACGTCGCCGATGCCAGATTCTCCTGCGGCCACGCGCCGTACTGCGGAGCCTCGGTCATCGCGACCACGTCCTTCATCACCGCCGTGTAGAGCGAGTAGTTGTCGAGCGTCGTGGTGACGAAGAAGTAGGTCTTGCCCGTGGTGTTCTCATACTGCGCGATCAGCGCGAGGAACGAAGGGTCGGCGTCCCACGCGCGCGGCACGAGGTAGCTGTAGAAGAACTGGGCGCTGTTGTTGATGAACTGCTGCAAGTTCGCGACCTGCGCCGCCACACCGCCTGAGCCCAGTTCGATGATGTAGACGCCCTGCTGGAAGCCTTGCGCGAAGAACGTGTTCACCATCGCCTGAAGCTCGCCCTCCGCAGCGCCGGTGAAGGTGCCCGCCACGGTCTGCACACCCGGATTGATCGGCAGGTAGTAGGTGAAGGCCGATGGCCCGGTCGAGGTCGCGTTGAAGCTGCCGTTGTAGCCACTGGGCGACATGCCCGCGATGGTCACGGGGAAACTCTGGCCGGTCGGGATGTTGTGCGGGACGGCAGTCGTCGCCGTCACCATGCCGCCATAGGCCGAGGTCCACGCAAGCGTGGTCAGCGCCAGCGCTCCCAGCAGGTACTGGGCGAGGTCGGCGGGTTGCTGGAGCAGGGCTGTTGCCCCTACGGCCAGCGTGGTGGCACCCGAGGAGATCATTGCGCCGGTTTTCTGGAGCTTGCTCGGAGTCGGCGCGACAGTCTGGGTGACTTGGACGGTGACAATGGGATTCGCCATGGGGCGGTCTCCTGATTAGCCGTTGCGCCGGTTAGCTGAACACGACGTTGTAAGACCCCGTCACTGGTGCCTTTGCGGTGATGCCGACAGAGGCCGAGGAGTTGAGCGGCAGCACCTGCCCGGCGACCATCGTGGCCGGGAAGCCGCTGATCGCAGCCCCGGCTCCGCCGGTCGTGACATCGTTGATCAGGTCGAGCGTCCCCGGCGTGAGGCAAAGCACGCTGATGACAGTGCCCGGCTTCGCCTTGAGCACGGCTGGCGCGTTGAGGCCGCGCCGGATGCGTCCCTGAAGAAACGGACGGTTCTGGGGCATAACTGTCTCCTGTTGGTTGACGGGGTAGTCAGCGAATCTGGATCGGGACGCTGCCGATGAAGCTGTCCTGCACCCACAGGCCGACGAGCGCCTTCTCGATCAACTGGCGGGCGATGTTGCGCGCGGTGCCTTGGTAGTAGCTGACCTCGAAGATGATCCGCTTCTTCTGCGCGAGGATCAGCGCCTCGGTCGTCGTCTTCTTGTCGTCGCGCACGATAGGCGGCACGCCGACGAGGCCCATGTGATCGGTGTCGAGCATGTACTGGAGCGTCGCATCGAGGAAATCGAGCGCCGTCCTGTTGTCGCAGCCGTACAGCGTCACGATCACCCGGTCGTGCGTAAGCTGCGAGTGGTCGAGCACCGAGGACCGCAACGGCACCGCCTGATAGGCCGTCGTCTGTTCGGGGTCGATGTGGATGGTGCCGTAGGGCGGCAGGATGTTCAGCGGACTCAAGAACGACGGGAACAGCGGGATCGGCGGCATCGGAATGTCGACGTGCCACGCCGGATTGTAGCCGCTCAGCGACAGCCAGATCGACAGGCTGTTGCTCACGAGCAGATCGGTGGTCGGCGGCAAGTCGCTGATGTCGTCGATAATCTGCGTCATCATCCACGACGAGTAACCCATGCCGATGTAGTGGTGCAGGTTCGACTGCTGGAAGTACGCGCCGCGCGATGAGAAGGAGAAGCGGACGCCGTCGAAGTCGCCGATATAGAGTTCGTTCGGCGCAGTGAGATTGAAGTTCTGCACCGGGTCCTCGGCCGTGAAGACCACCCGATTGTTGGAAACGCTGTTGTCCTCGTCCTGCCGCAGGTCGGAGATGTAGTGCACCGCGCCCATCACATCCATCGACGGCGGCGTCGTCGTCGCGATGTTCGAGATCGTCGACTTCACCCAGAACACGTAGCCGTCGAGCGGCAGCACGACCCGCTGGTAAAGCGTGAACGTGATCGTCTGGTTGAGATCGAGGGTGTCGAGACCAGCCTTGAGCGCCGCGCCTAGCGCAGTTCGTGCCGCCTCGGCTTCATTGACTGTGGCCATACTTCCACCCGTGGGCGGCGAGGTAGGTTGCGGTGTAGCCCAGCCGGTGTCCGGCGAACGGCACTATCGGTGCCCATTCGTGGGTCTCGCTGTGCCAGCGCATGTTCGGGTGCTCGTCGCCGCCCGGTTCGAGCAGCGTGTGCAGCGTGCCCGTCTCCGTGCCATACGGCGGCGCGCAAGCGTCTTCCGCTCCGAGCGGAATCGGCGGCATGGGCAGTGGCCCCATGCGCACGAAGCCGATGCCCGGCACCATACCGTGCTGCGACTTCTCGGCGTGGGCGTGCTGGTAGGTGCTGAGCGAGAGGTCGGCCATCAGTCCACCCATGCCCGGAACGAGTCCTCGTAGAGCCCGGTGTCATAGAAGCTCGCCCGAGGTCCGCGCTTGGCGTAGGGATGGAAAAAGCGGTGGCTCACGCCGTGCAGCGCCGCCGCCGTTGGCACGCCCGCGACGCCCATGCGGTCCATCTCCTTCTCGTCGATGAAGCGGTTGAACATGATTTGGATGTCATTGATGCCGTCCGCTGACGGATCGATGAACCGGCCGGTCAACTGCACCTGCTCGCGCGCGCCCTCGTAGGCGTTGATCATCGCCTCGATGATCTCGTTCTCATGCGCCTTGAAGAAGTGGTGCATGATCCCGTACTTCGCTTCCAAGATGCACGCCACTTCGTATGTCGACCGGCTGCTGATCTTCGCCGCCTTCACGATGCGCTTGCCGCGCTTGCTCGCCTTGCGATGCCCGACATGGCGGTACGGCTGGTCGACGACGCCGAGGTGCAGCACGGTCATGGTCGCACCTGTGTCGAATAGCCGTTGTCGCAGGTCAGCTTGCCGGCGGTCTGCGTGCACTCCTTCGCGCCCTTGAAGACCTGCCAGCCCCGGATCGGACGGCTGGGTTGGGTGGCCAGCCGCTGATAATCGGCCGTCGCGCGGCCCGGCTTCAGGGTCGGCACGGGTTGCTGCTGTGCGCTGGCGTCCACTGTCGCCAGTGCGATCAGCACGGCAACGATCAGATGATACTTCATGGTGTCAGCCCCCAGATGGTTGGACCATAGGCTTGGGCCAGATTGAGATAGTTGCGTCCCCACGGCGTTTGCATCAACTGGAGATCGCCCATCGTCATGCTCTTGATGAAGTCGGGGATCGCGAACGACTGGCTGGTGCCGCCATCGCTCGACGACTGGATGATCCCCGGCACGAAGGCGTTGAGGTTCATCTGCTTGCGCAGCGTCTGGAAGTAGGTGTCGTTCGGCGGCGTCAGCGTGGTGTCGTCCAGCGTGTAGCGCACGAGGAAGTCACCCGCGAGATTGTAGACCGCGTAGCCGTAGTAGGTCGGGAACTGCTGCACTGGTGGCTCAGCCGTGCCGACGATCTCCAGATACTGGTTGACGATGGTCATCGACGCCCAGAACGCTTCCGCCAGATACGTGCTGGTGTCCGGCAGGATCGTCGCCGGGATGCCCATGATCTGGCGCACGAACTGGATGAAGCCCGCAAGCGTCGGGTCCATGGCGCATCACGCAAACGGCGGCGCGGTCACATCCATGCGCACGCCCTCGTTCAGGGTGTCGCTGTCAGGCATCGTGCCCGGCTTCTCCTCCTGCACGCTCATCCACAGCGTGTCAGCCGCGTTGGGAGCCATGTTGCGCATGCCGACCGAGGTCGCAATCGCCGCCTCCTCGCGCAGCTTCTTGCCGCGCCCGAACAGCACGCCACGATTCCACTTCACGACTCGCATGTGGGTCTCGTGGGGGACCGGCTGGTCGGTGCTCCACAGCAGCGGGATCGTCAAGCCCTGCTCGCGCGCGTGCTCGAAGTCGGCGTATGAGCGAGCACCGTAGATCGCGAGGAACTCGGTGACGAGCGTTATGGCCTCACCATCGAGTTCCTGCGCCGCAAAGATCACCTGCCGGCCGATGTCGATGGTCTGCGTGAAGACCTTCTTGCTCTTGGGTGGGCGCACGTTCACGACCTGCATCTGGTCAGTGCAGTTGGCGATGTAGAGCTTCATGAAGCCCTCCTTTTGGTTAAGCGATGCGCCCGGCTCTCCCCCTGCCGGGGACACCGCGAGGCGTTACTGGTACTGCATCGAGATCAGAGTCAGCGACTCCGGTCGGATCGCCCAGCCCGAGGTGATGCGCATCTCCGACAGCACGTCGGTCATGCCGCGCGCCATCGGCGAGGTAAGCTCCTTCGGGGCCGCCTGATCGCCGTACATCGTGATGCACGCATTGTTGCCCGGCGACAGCTTGGCGAACTCGTTGGTGTTGATGCCGGGCTCATTGGGCTTCTCGACTTCCGGCATGCCGATGATGACGAGGTCGTTGCCGCCTGCGCCCTTGCCGATCAGCGTGTCGTCATAACCCCAGATGATGGTGTCGCCGTTGCTCATCATCACTTCCTTGACCATCTGCGCCGTCGTCGCCGAGCCAGCACCGATTCGCTGGTACTGCGTCAACTGCACAATGCCGGGGTACTCGAACTGCTCCATCACGCGCTGCGGTCCGATGAGCGTGAAGTTGCGCCCGATGCCCAACTGGTTGGTGCGGGTCTTCACCGCGCCAAGCTGCTGGAGCAGGAACTGCGCCATCTCGCCATTGTCGTAGAGGACGACCGTGGTGTTGCCGCCTGAATCCGCCGGCAGGTTGATGGCGGTCGCGCCCGCCGCGTTGACCAGCCCCTCGCCGTTCTGCGGCTGCATGCCGTAGAGCATCGCGTTGCGGGTAAGCTGGAAGTGGCCTTGCCGCATGCCGAGGCGATAGGCCTCGCTGAGCGACACGCCCCAGTTCGAGGCCGCTGCCTCATCGTGGTGATTGTAGTTGGCGGCGACCTGCAACAGGTAGGTCGGCGTCTGCACCTGCGAGAAGCTGATCGACACGCCCGGCAGCATGTTGTAGCTCGCCGGGCCTGCCGCCATCGAGGTGCGCAGGTCTACACGCTTCATGTAGACGTAGAGGTCGCCCTCCCCGAGTTTGATGCGAGGCTCGCCGCCTTCGAGAAGGTCGAAGGCACCGGACGCCTGCGCATACGGGAGGATGAGACCGGGTTCGATGAGTGACGGGTTGACCGTCACAAAGGCTGGCGCGTTCAGTGCCATGGCTCAGGTTCTCCCTTCTCAGAGCAGGATGACCGCAGCGGAACCGTTGTAGTTCCACTGGGCCTGCTTGGTGGTCGAGTTGTAGGTGATGGTCATGTTCCCCGAGGGCTGCGCCCGGAGGACTTGGACGCCCGGCAACGGGGCGGTTCCCGGCACCGTGATGCGCTGATTCGCGAAGTCCCAGCCGACCGGCCCACGGATATTCTGGCCGTACAGGCTGACCAGCGCAGGGTCCATCGCCACGACGATGCGTGCACCTGAGCCCAGCCGGTAGAAGTTGACCTGCATGTAGATGTCGGACAACGGCACCGGCGACTGCGGCGAGTTGATCGCCGAAGGATTCTGATCGGACACCACGAAGCCCGTGATGTCGGTCTGCACGACCGCCGGGGGCGCTGGCACAGTCGTCGCCCGCTTGATCGCGCCACCGAGTTCGACGGCTGGCGTGATCGGCGGCGAGCCCGGCTGGGTCGGCACCAGTTCGGTGATCGCCAGCCCAGCGAACATGGGATCGGTCTCCGTGCCAGCAACGAAGCCGCCGGCCAGATGGAAGATCGCAGTGGGCGAGGGCCACGAAGTGCCCTGCACAAGGCCATCCCACTGGACGCCGAACGTACCCGCCGCCGTCTTGGTGATCTGGGGAGAGATGCTGATCGTCATGGCCGGTTATCCTTCATCAGGTTGATGGCTTTGACGTAGCGCCGGTTGGGGGTGCCACGGTTCAGCCAGACGCTCGGGCTGCCAATGAAGCGGGTCTCAAGATGACCCGTGGGCGTGCGGGTTTGAACAGCCCGCAGCGTGCCCACCGGGACGCTGGCGGGATCGCGCGCGGCC